CTATTCATCTTCTTTTCCACTTTTGATACTTTTTATAAACTCTTCAAAGAGTTCTGTTCCAATTCCCATCTTTTTATAGTTTTCAAGAATTGATTTCAATTCCATCAATAGATAACCGACATACAGAACATAAATCAGTCCCACTCCTGCTCCACCGGGGATCAACGGCGCTAAAGGAATAAAAAACATCAATAACACCATACTTGCCACTTTTCGCAAAATTCCATTGATTCCAACTTTACTTAAAAAATCAATATTGGGGTTGATTTTTGCAGCTAGGCTCCCACTTAAAAAGTCGATGATCATCGCTACACAAATCAATGTTAAAACATAGATTGCTTTATGATCTGCATCCACTAAAAATCGATCTAAATACGCAAACATCTTCATAATTACCACCTTTTTTCTTTTTTCTTAATTGCTTAATGATTAATAATAAATCCGCTAGTTTAAACTACATGTCTTTTCTCTTTTTCTGTTGAACACTCTTTAACTACTGGATCAACTATAGTCTACTCTATTTTTAAGTTACGAAACTGCCGAATTTCTCCCATAAAAATGTCACTTCTCTATCAATAATTGTCCACTTTCATAAGCTTCTGCAAAACGAATCATGGCTTTATCTAACTCTCTGTAAAACTTGCTTTCACTCATATGATGTTTCATATAAATTGCGATATTTGTAGTAAAATCGCGATCTATATATTTGTCATATAATAATTGTCGGTCATAAGCATCCAATTGATTCATTGCATTTACTATCTTAATCAGTTCCATTTCAGCAAGCTGTTTTCGATCAACTAACTGACCTGTCCTGCGGGTAATTTCTGCTTCATCGTTATTTAGTTCAAATGTATAGGCTGTAGTTAATTTAGGGGCATGTTTTTCACCTGCAATCCGAACTAAAGTACGATAAGCATTTAACAAATCATGGACTTTTTTCTTTGTTTTCTTTCGATCAATTTCTGGAAATAATAGCATTGTACATCCTCTCCTTTTTTGTACATTCTTTAATCGTAAGCTGGTACTCTTTTTTTATTTACACCTTCTCTTTAGTAAATTAGCTAATATATAATAAAATCGTTGACTAAAATTAGCATTTACGCTATCATGAAAGTATAGTTAAATAAGCTCTCTTCTACCTTTGCCGCTTCTCCTTATTTGGAAATGGCTACTAGAATGGCTTGACTAACTATTTACTGATAAATTAGCTTATAAGAACATTTTAATAGCTTAAAAGCTAATTGTCAACTAAAAATAGCTTAAAAGCTAATGTTTTTTTCATTAAGCTTATGAAAGGTTGAAAAACATGAGTTTAACTTACAGAATTAAAGAACTGGCTGACAAGAAAAAAGTTACTTTTGCTGAAATCGAACGTAATACAGGTATTTCAAACGGACAAATTCGTCGCTGGGATACTTCTTCTCCTAAAATAGAAAATATTCAAAAAGTAGCGGATTATTTTGATGTTTCCACGGACTATTTATTAGGAAGATCTGAAATACCTACTATTACAGATGTTACTCAGGAAGAGAATTTATCTTCCCAAATTATGTTTCGGATGAATACTGATGGGTTATCTGAAAATGAAGTAGATGAATTAAAAGATGAAGTAGATCGTTTTCTTCGTTTTAGAAGATCTGAGATCGAACGTGAGCGAGAACTAAAACAAGACGACAAGGCGTGATTAATGGATGACAGAGCAAGTTGATGAATATCTTAGTTTTTCAGATAAAATAAACGATTATATCTCGGCATTGATGGTCGCAAATAATATCGGTTATGAAAATTATGACTGTTCCTATCTGTGGGATTTCGTAAAATCTAAGGGAGTTTCAATGCGCAGTTTTCCATTCGATGGCGTTGCAAGAGATCGTATTTCTGGTATGATCGTTAAAGACTCTTTAGAGACAACGATTGGCTATAATCAAAACATGAGTGAAAAAAGAAAAAACTTCACTATCAGTCATGAAATTACTCATTATTTGTTCCATATGACTGAAAGTGACACTATTTTTACTGATACAGATCGTAGTCTACAATATTCCTATAATGAAGTTTTACATGAATTCCAAGCAAATATTGGTGCTTCCGCGATTCTTGTACCTGATGTTGTTTTCTTTCGTTTTTTAAAGGAAGGCTGGAATTTATCCCAATTGTCCAATCAGTTTGGCATATCTGAAAGTGCCCTTTATGTTCGCTTGATTCATACAATGCAGGCTAATTTTGGTGTTTCTTATATTGCAGCTAAAACCAATGCAGATGCTATTCGATATAAGTTTGGCGGTAAAGGACAACAAGCAGCTATTGAGCTGGGAACTAATTTGGAAGCACGATTGTTTCGAACGAATCGGTTTATTGAGGCCTTGTGATTTTCAACTGGAAAATACGAGGATGGGACAGAAGCGTTTAATCCCGAGAAATAAGAAGAAATTCACGAAATTTGCTCTTCAAATTTTTGTGAGTTTCAGCTTATTTCCGAAAGGATTGCATCTGCTTCCACCATTTATTCGTATTTAGGGTGTGGGACAAAAGTGATTTTTACTTTTGTCCCACACCCTTTTTCAATGTTCATATCAATAATCACATGACTAAAGTTGGAAAACATTTCATATATATGATAATATATTACTAACTTTAAAAAAGGAGATTGTTATGAAAAATAATTTATTATTAACATTAGGAGTATTATTAGGAATTGGTATGATTAGTAACACTCAGCAGGTCTCTGCTCATGATTTAGACACCGTAAATTCTGATGGTTCTATTCTCCCTTATGAAACTATTTTAAAATCAATACCAACCGAATTAGAACCTTTCGATGGAAAAAAAGAGCTACTGGAAAGTTTTACATCACTTCCAGATAACGCTTTGGAATTTGAAATAGATGATCAAAAAAACGCCAATCCATATCTGATACATGGACCAGATAATAGAACAGTCGTCTCAGATACCACAGGAAACCCTTACAGAAGGATAGCTCTTGTGTTAGCTACTTTTCCAAATGGTTTGACTTACCGAGGCAGCGGAAATCTAATTTCTCAAAATGTTTTACTTACTGCTGGACATGTCATTTACTCAAAAAATGACGGTGGTTGGGCAACAAAGGTTTCTGTTTTTCCTGGCTATGATGGAATAAATAATAGAGCACCTTATGGAGAAATTAGCTCCGTAGGATTAAGTACTACATCTGGTTGGGTTAACTCGAGAGATGCAGACTCAGATATTGGTATCATTAGATTAAACAAAAATATTGGACTTACAACTGGATGGTTTGGATTAACAAAATCCACAATGGGGTCTATAACGTTGTCAGGCTATCATGGTGACTTTAATGATTATAAAATGCGAACTGAATCAGGGAGTATTGGCAATCTAAGTGCTACAAGAATTTATTATACTTTGGATAATACTGGTGGTTCAAGTGGTAGTGCAATTTATAACACCAATAATCGTATCGTCGGTGTGAATGCATACAGTTCTTCTCCAATGAATTATGCTGTTAGAATCAATACAGAGAAGTATAATTTAATTCAGAACTGGATTGGTAGTAATACAAAAGATCCCAATGATGAAATAAAATTCATTACAAATGAACCTTACATGGATCAACGCCATAATCATAATCCAATTGAAACTGGTAAAAATTTAAGAAAAGTAACGATAAACGATATTCCACATGAACAGATGGCTAAAGGTATGGCTGAGTTTACTCGCCAAAATACGTGGGATATGTTAACAAATGGAAATGTGTTTCTAATTGAGTATCCTGATAGGTTAATGATGAAAGTTGTGGGCATAAAACATGAATGGACAAGCTACATGATGTCTGAATCTTTAAGACTTACTAGAGGACAGGTATTAAATTATCAAGAATTCAACGTTAGAAAAGTAACACAAGCTGATGGTAAATACGATTGGATTGAAATTGACAACCTGCCCAAAGATTGGCAAGCAATCAGTAATAGACTAAGAAAAAATTTACGAGAAAAATATGCACAAAAGTTCTTATCTACTAGAGTGTCCTACGGAAAACAAAGTAACGGGAAATTTTATTTAGATGTGATAAACATTGAAAGTCTCGATCGTGCAAATGAACTTTCTACTCGCTTAAATAGGTGGTTTCCAGGGGCTACAAACGAATATACAACACCCAAAATCACCATGCAATAATTGAAAGAAAGTGGGACATAGTCAGAGAAAATCTGATTATATCCCACTTTTTGACTAGTGCTGGAGTGGCTATTCTTGGTATTCTTTTTCATTTGTTGATATTGAACTAAAAACAGATAGTTCGTTTTTATTTATAACTTTTACTAACTATACTTAATGTTTTATCTGGACCGACCCTAGCTCAAAAAAATCACTTATTAAAAGAACTTTAGAGCTCAACCACAAAAAAAGAATACCACTCTTAAATAGTCGTTTCTTTTTCACAAACAAATCATTTACCAAAAATATAGTCTCTATTTTACTATGGTTGCAATATATCAAACTAATTAATTAAGCAACGTTCAAACGACCTGTCTGTCAATCTTTGATACACTTGAATTTTTTATTCAACTGCGAAAATTTCATGGTAAAACATTTTTTAACAAGCAACTAAACAAACGTAAACTCATTACTAAACATATCTAAAAGCCGTCATACTTATCTTTTGAAAGCATAAAAAACCACCACGACCGTCGTCTGTGGTGGAAATGAAGGTTGTTATTTACTCTTGGTAGTTATTCCCTAACCTATTATAACGATGTAAAATGCCGTCAAATAAGGATTTTTATATTTTACTCTGCTTCGAATAACATCATATTAACCGCGGAGTGTGGAAAATTCTGTGGTTAATTTTTTAATTTTATAATCATAAGGTGAAGTATCTTGTTGTGGACAACCAGAACAATTGTTCGTATAATGTTTTCAAGGTGATGATAATGAGATATGTAAAAACTGTATATCTTAATGAGTACATACGACCAGCGCAATACTTTTACTCGTTACACCTGGTCCCGTTCCGCAAAGTAAGCTCAAAAAGAGTTAATATAGAGGGAACTGTATATAATTTTTGGTCAATCCCTAAAATAAAAAAGCGAGATTATTTACTCGCATTTCCACTAGAAAAAATAGATCATTTTATTGTTTTAGAGTATACAGATCCATATCAGTATTTAACTTTACCAACTAATAAAGTATACAAGAGGACTGACTTCAAAATGAAAAAAAGACGAGTTGAATACATCTATGATGATTGGGAGCGTGCAGATTAGTGAATTTAATCGAGGAATATGAAAATGGTCTTCTAACCTATCAAGAATTCCAACAGTTCATCTGGGGGTGTGGCCAACGATTGATTAACGACGTTGGGTTGGATAAGTTTGTTTTTTACTTAAATGCTGAGGAAGATGAATTTTTTGAAGAAGAATAGTTTTATAGGTATTGTTGATAAGATTAGAGTTATTAAATTGATATAAAAAATATATAAATATTTTTTGACATAGAGATTTATATATATTATAATTAGTAAAAGTAAATTTTATATCAAAAGGAGTTTTTTTATGAAAAAGAAATTTGCAGTAATTATCACTTTAATTTTTGGAGTTCTTTCGTTATCTGGTACTAGCGGTTATGCAAAAGAGGATGTAACCACCCAACGGTTCAGTTTTCAGCCTTATTTTGCTAGTGTTTCTAATAGTAAGCTAATAAAGTCATTTGAATCCGCCGACTTTTTAATCCTTAAATTACCAGTTATATCTGGATATCACGTGAATTATCATTTTAAGATTCGCACTTCTGCGTTGTATAACGAAAATTTCTTGGTAAAACATGTTTCTCCTGATGGACAGTGCGTTCTTTCGGAAGAGGTAGTCGCAGGTAATTTTTCAAAGGGCTTTTTTGGTTCTACTGCAGGTAGCTCAGATTACGGTACTGATTATCTTGTTGCCAGAGTAACTAATCTTGCTCCTACACCCGTAGGTTACACGATTGATTACAATTATAAACTATCTAAAGATCCAACTGATTTTGTCGGATTGTAATAATCCCCTCCCCTCTTTGCGTATTTATATGTAAGGGGGTTTTTATTATGGATCAAATTATTATATTAGATGGTAACGTAGTAGGATTGGTTAGCGAGGAAGGTGCGGCTCGGTGGGAGTTTGAGGATTTAGAGGATGCGGAAGAATTGTACAGGTTGCTAGTTTTGAGCGTAGATGTTGAGGATAGGATTGCGGAATTGTGGGATAAAAATATTTATTGACAGCGAATACAAAATACCATATAGTTATTTATATAGGACAATTAATCTTATAAATATGATTAAGGAGTAATTTAATGTTAAAGAAAAAATTGTTTGTTGCGTTGTTGGCAATGTTTGGATTTGTGGGGATAGGAGCGAATATCTCCTGCGCTGAAGAGAATTTATCTAACCACCCTTCCTTTGTGGTTGTTCCAGATTCATTAGACGGAAATCCTGCACCTTCACGTTCGAGATCTACCTTAACAATTAGCGGCTACTCTCATATTCAGGATCTAGGCTTTGTTAACTTAAGCAAGGTTGATTCCCAAACTTTTCGTTTGGGGACTACAGGTAGATCATTACGCCTAGAAGCCTTTGCTCTTTTCGCTTACTCCGGAAACATTCTTTATGAATCCCACGTGCAGGACATAGGTTGGCAAGGCGGAAAAAAGAATGCAGATTTGTCCGGAACGATTGGTCAATCTTTGCGGATTGAAGCTGTCGCAATGGCATTTCAACATCCCACGATATGGATGCGTTACAGAGCTCACCTTCAAGATATTGGTTGGACAGAATGGAAAAGGGACGGTTTGATAGTTGGCACCACAGGACAAAGTCGACGCTTAGAAGCAATTGAATTTCAGTTTTACTATAAATAAATATCTACTTTAGCCCCCACAATCGTGAGGGTTTTTTCTTTGCACAAAAATACCGACCCTAACCGGTCGGTATAAAATCTAACAAGCTTTGAAATGTCCATTAAACAAGTCAGTAATACTATTATTCTCTTTATGAATTTGATATTCATAAACTTCTTCAAATTTCTTTGCATTTTTTGATTTATTTTTCTTAAGTTCTTGCTTAAAATCAACTCTATTTTTCTCTATTGAAAAAACCTCAATAGCAGCTTTATAGCTTCCCATAAAGCTGAGAATATCCTCTTGTTCCATAACCTTTTTTGCGTCTTCGTGAGACATGAAGAATATCTGTTTCTCTTTTATATCTTGTTGAACCATACTCTTAAACTCAGATGCCTTTTCTTTATCTATGGATAGAATCTTCATCAAATCGCTATCCTTCGTTTTTACAATTTTTTTCAACACTCTTAAACGCTCATTATTAATTATATTTCGAAAAAATTCTATTTTTTTATTTTTCCTCATAAAGAAGGCATCTTTTATCTCATCAACCAAGATCATGTAACTAATTTCAACATCATTAGTATAGGATAAAGTGACTATAAATAAAGCTAAAACAAATAACAATAGGACTAAAATAGAAACTCCACCAATCCATGCTAATAACATTTTAATTACCTCCCGTCTTTTTTGGTTTCAATCTTACCATTATCTTATCATATAACCCTAACAGAATCACAACAATATGAAATACTAAAGTACTAATATAGACAAGTTCATTAACAACGAATCCATGATTGCTTAACAACAAAAAAATTATAGCGAAATAAAATCCCGATATCGCAAAACAAGTATTCGCTGTTCTATAAAAAAATACTATGTATTTATTTGTATATTCTGATAATGTTTGAAAAAAACTAATCCTAAGAAAATGCTTTATTAGAATCGGCATTGCAAAAACTAATACAAAATATGCTACATCTGAATTTGACTTAGATGAAACATACAGTTTGTCGAACTTCCATAATGATACTGCTCCAGTTAAAATAAACCAAATGATATCGAAAGTGAAAATGAAATTTTCTGATTTGATTTTATCTCTTTTGTAAACGTCATTTTCTATATTTTCTTCATCTTCAATTACCTTCGTCTGCAAAAATAATCGATCCTCTCTCCAGTACTTTATATACTATATAATACCATGATGAATCAATCATAACAATTATTTTTTACAATTAGTTTATATAAAATATACAAATCATTGTTTTTTCACACTTTTAGTAGTTCTAAGTATTACTAAATATTACTCTATACCCGGTTTTTAAACAGAAGCTATATTTATTTCTACACCTAATATAACAACTAACCTGTAAACTTTTGTATCAAAATTCACCCATGTTTCTCCCAATATTAAAGCTATGTACAAATCCTCCAAATAAAGTAGGGCTATTTTAACGCAAAAAATCCCACCTCAAATGAGATGGGGGAAAACTATGGATTTACGTTTTGTATTGTCTCCACAGCTTGTGTGCTGTCAATTGTATAATCAACATCAAAAGACGTAGGGCGCGCGTTATCAGCATAATTAAGTGTAACTTTAAGCTTTACTTGCTGACCTTTTACGACAGCATCAGCCCATTTATTTTCTAACTTTTTATAACTACTTAAATTAACATGACTAGCCTGAGACACAAGATTATCCAATTTGGGTGACCCTCCAAAACGATCGCCAGCCAAATGCCCTGCATGATCTCCTTGTAATTTATCCAAGGTATCAGCGCTATGAGGCAATCTTGCAGTGCGTGTTGTCATACTAAGTTTACCAATATCAACAGCCACTATCCGTCCTTTATCGTCTGTCCTATACTTGTAGTCATACTCACCTGTAAAGTACTCTACGTTTGCCTTTAATATTTTATTAGGTATCAACCAATGATCATCCTCAACCGCTGGGGGTAAGGTACCAGTCACACTCGCAATACCTTGCTGCTTAATTTTTTCCAACGTTTTTGGACCAATACCTTTTGCGTTTGCTAAATCATCCAGACTGCCATATGGTCTGCTATCAATAATTGCTTGTGCTGTGACTGGACCTACTCCTGTGATTTTTGTTAACTCATCCAAAATAGCAGTGTTGACATTAACCGTAGATTCTGCATTTACTACAGTTGGTAAAACGAAAATAACTAATACAACTGTAAAAACCAATGCATTTTTAATCTTACTCATTTAAAAACCTCCAAAATAATTCTTTTTCCATAAACATAAAACGCCTATAGGCGTATAAACATTAATATTACAGCATTTTCCTATCGGTCTCAACCATGCTTAAAATTAACATACAATGAGTTTTTAGAAAAAATAATCCATAAATATATTTACAACTTTTGGGTATTAATGTATTATATGGAGTAACTCAATCGCGATGAGAAAAAATGAAAGTTGGTATAAATTTATGAAAAAATTGACACTTTTAATCACATCATTAAGTTTAGTTTTTGCTTTAAACTTCGCTCCGGAATCGCATGCCGAATCCACAACAAACGAAATTACAACAGATCAAAAAAGTGAAGTTGATTTTAATGATTTGCCAGAAAACGTGAAAGCACATTTTTACTCGGATGGTTTCAGCGAAAACGATGATTTTTATCAGACAACCGTTATACAACCAGCTGATGGTAATTCACCTGCAAAAAATCAGCGGCTTGTAAATGCGCTGGTACTCCACGCTGCCACTAGAAAAATCAGTAATACAATGGCTTACACAAGCTATACATTAGTTTCGTCAAATTCTGCGATGTATAAAGCAGAGTTTAGCGTTACCTATCGCGGGAAGAAATTTAATTCAACCGTTAATATCCCGAATAGATTTGATTACAATGGCGGAGTTTATATCAATCATTCTGGCTCTAAAGGATACGGCGGTGTTAGAGTTACTGCTCAAGTCTACAACGGATTTGGTGCTGGCACAGTCACTTCCACTGCTGGCGGAGTGACTTTAGGTAAATAAAAAAATAAGAAATGAGGTAACTCAAATGGAAATCCCTTTATCAAAAATAGGATTAATTTTAGAACAATATCAAAAATTAGGCTATTTTGAATCCGATAGCTTACATGAAGCTATCAAAAAAATGATAAATGATACAGATACTACTATGGGAATCAACGTCCAAACAGATGAAAATTCCGAGAATAGTTCTTTTGAGGATTTGTGGACATTCATTTGGGAAAATATTAAATGATTCTTTAAAAAGCCCCCCTGAATTATCAGGAGGGCTTTTTTATTAATTAAAAAAACCTCTCCCCCATGTTGTATCGATACGTCCATCATCTGGACCAACAGCAACATAACGACGTTTACCACTGTCGGAAATGTAGCTGATCCACGCATAACCATTAGCCATGATATAACCATCGTATTTGATTGGTTGACCTGCGTTGTAATAGTCCAGCGCTGGGCTTGCTACGTCATCTGGATTAGTGTCAGCACTTACCGCCAGCGGCCTATCAGGATAAAATACACCGCTCATAATAACCCTTTTATCTGGCGCTTGAGGCACTGGATCAATTGGTTTTGGCGCGCTTGGTTTTGGATCTGAGTTACCATCTGTATATCGATAAATAGTAATTGCTGGCTGTCCGTTAAGCTCCCATATATAATCATGGTTGTTTACCGTGATACCATTAAAACCATAATTGCAATGGATTATATTGTCGTGATCATCTACAAAAATTCCAGTGTGACCTGCAGCACCACCAGAACCACCACGGTTACCCCAAATAAAGACATCGCCGCGTTTTGCTGGATAATTACCATCTACTGGTTGCACTTGCTGCCATCCGGCATTTTCTAAATGGCTGAACAAACTATCAGTATTACCCATCGAGCCAGCTTTTAAAAAACCGCCCGCAATCAAAGCGTTATAAACGGCACTGGAACAGTCATAGCTATTAGGACCTAAACGACTATTCATGCTGTAGCTTACTTTTCCTTGTCGGTCAGACATCCATTTGATCATCGCGTTAATACTACTCATGTTTATCATCCTTATTCTTAATATTTTTGATAAAGTCTTCAAACAGCTCTGTACCGATTCCCATTTTTTTATAATTTTCAAGAATTGATTTCAATTCCATCAATAGATAACCTACGTATAAAACATAAATCAGACCTACGCCAGCACCGCCAGGGATTAATGGCGCTAGAGGGATGAAGAACATCAACAGGACCATGCTCGCTACCTTTCGCAAGATACCATTGATACCTGTTTTACTCTTAAACTCAATATTAGGATTTATCTTTGCTGACAAAGTCCCACTTAAAAAATCAATAATCATCGCAATGCAAATTAACGCCAAAACGTAAATTGCTTTGTGATCCGCATCAGCCACAAACTGATCTAAATATTTAAACACTATCATAATTACCACCTTTTCATTATTTTGAGTACCATCAGTATCACAACTAACCAAAAAGGAATGACCATCAAACAGCCATTCCTTAAACCTTTAAAAAACTTCATACTTTTTTCCACTCGGCTACCCACTTACCGCCGACAACAGCCCTTAGATAAGCATCTCCAGTATCAGTCATGCCAATAACATTGCCATGAGTCGTTGACGTCATCTGTGCAGTAAATCTATAAGGCACAACACCAGATGGGTGGTCACTTGCTCCGTTAGTTGATGCATAAGATTTTACTCCTGGTGCATTAGCTAAAACAACGGATAAAATATCTCCACTGGTAATGGTGTTAATCGGCTTACCATCATCAGTAGTAATTTTAGACATTTGTACTTGACTAGTTGCTGCGAGCCGTTGCCACTCTGTATGCCATTTGCTACTTGATATAATCCTTGACCACACGTTGCCTGCTGCATCTTGTGCTAACACGCTACCGCCAGTAGCAGCTACCATATTTGATGTAAACCTTGTCGCACTCGTATTGCTTGGTGAGTCACTGACTTTAGCACTAGCTAAACCAGTTTTAAATCCCCCGCCCTCTTTCAATATCCGATCAAGTATTGTTTCGTGGTCAGCAACGTTTAAATAAGCTGTTCCGTTATCAGTAGTTATTTTCACTTTTTGTACATCTGATATGCCGTTCCATTTTGTTCTATCTGCTTGAGTTACATGGATGACTTTATCGCTTTTGTGTACAGTGAGATCTTTATCTGTTATTTCTATACCTGATTCGATGTGATTAGCTCTTTCAGCAGTAACAACCCCTCCTCTAAGAGTATTCTCTTCAACACTAAGAGTATCGTCAAACGGTCTCCAATTTTGTTTTACATAAGCCATTACTCATCACCTTGCTCTTCATTTACAAGATTTTTTTCTCCGAATGCAACAGATAGTTTTGCGTTTTCGAGTTCCAGCTCAGCAATTCTTTGTAATAATTTACTAATAATTTTTTCGGCATCTAGTTCCATGTCTTACCTCCATATTTTTTCTATTTTTTCATTGTCGTAATCTTGCATTTTTAATCGCTCATTTTCATAACCAATTCTTTTAGCTTTTATTTCCCAACCAAATCTTGTATATGGTTCATCAGAACAAACTAAAAAAGCATCTGATTTAAAATCAGATACCCAAACTACGCTTTTTTCATAAGATTGTAAAAATACTTCGTACGGAATATCTAAATTAACGGTATCACTAAATAAAATATCTATAGGAACCCACTTTTGACAATGCTCATCCGTTACATTTCTTCCTATGTCTCCTAAGTATGATTCTGCTAATTCATAAGCTGGCGTAGCACGAACACCATCTCTAGTTAAATGTATAGCATTTTTTGAGCCTCTCACATGAAAATTGCCATTAACAGTTACAGATTTACCAGTTAAATAAAAATTTGTAGAGGCAATCGTTGCACTATCTTCGTACAAATTAAATAGATTTTTCCCCTTACTACTATAGGAAATCCCCCATGTGGTTCCAACACTAAAAATATACTCTGAAAGTTTGTTCGTTTTATACTTTAAATACAATCCTCCTTCGTTAAAATTTACTTCAGATAAGCTATCAGCCTTGGTAAAATCATAAGATAATCCGTAATAATTAAAATCGAAAAGATGCTTAACATCATTTTTAACCATAGATACCTTAGTCGATGAACTAGATAAATAAAATTCCATTGTGTCATTAGCATTAAAATTGAAACTATTCTTCACGGAAAGATATTTTACATCTAAATTCAATGTATCGCTTACTCTCGAAATTACTAAATATTTTCTATCAGTCAAACCATTTGACATAGCAAATTCGCCGATGTTAAACAATTTCATATTTGCTTGACCAATGTTGTTTAAAGACGGCTCTACTTTTATTTCAAAAGCATCTGATTTATTGTTGTTATTAAACCATTTAAATGATCCGACATCCATAATCATTTGAAAATCCTTACTAGAACTAGTAATTCTTGATCCGATGATTTCCGTTCCTATAATTTTTGTTCCTTCTATTGTCCCACCCTTAATTTTTATTGAGCTGATTGTTCCAGAAGAAATAGAATCAGCATTCAAATTGATAATATTCACATTTGCTGCATCAATTTTGCCAGAGGTAATCTTATTTGCAGATATTTCCCCTATTTTTGCATTAGTGATAGCTGCATTCGCTATATTTGCAGTATTGACCGCTAATTCGCCAATTTTAGCGGATGTAATACTTCCGTCTACAATATACGCCTCTTTGATTACTGCATGGTCAAATATCGTTTTATCAGTGACATGGATGTATCCTTCTACAGCGCTCTCGGCTAATTCTTTGGCTTTGTCAGCCGCCTTCTGAGCATCACTCCCTTTTTGGGCAGCATTTGCTATAGCTTCTAACAAATCTTCATTAGGCACCGTTGAGGCTTGCACAACCCAATCGAATATAGTATTACCTACTTTTTCCCATGTGCATAATTCAATATCTGGTCCTTTAGGTCTAAACCAAATATCGTGTTCTTTTGGATATAAAGGAGCATCCAAACCAGAATGTATATTGTTTTTCCCTGCTGCGGAAATTCGATCTTTCATCCATTCGATTGTTTGCTGTAACTGACCTCTGTATTGAGTTACAGTTTGAGGAGATGATTTGGCATTTGCGCTTATTGTTGCTTTCAGTCCGCCAGAAAAAGACATTTTATACGTAAGAATAGGCATTTTAAACAGCGTTCCTTTTGTATCGGCTAAGGTTACCCAATCGCCAACTTCAATCGCTGGATTACCTCTCCAACTTAGAGTACCTGGATAAAAGCTTAGATTTTCTAGTTTTTCATATATTATATTTAGTAAACTTTGGGTCATCACTTTATTCTCAAGTGATATTTGAGAACCAGTTGGAGAACCAGCTGTCAAAACACTATTTTCTTCGTTTCCTATTTTACACGAAATTCCTCCTAAGCGATAAAGTAATTCATTTTTCTTGAGCCCTTTAGAATAATATTCACTTGTATTAACTTTGTAATTAGGATCAAATAATGTTCGCACAGTCAATAAACCTGATCGATCAAAATTAACGTAACCCGCTTCAAATTGAGCTATCAAGCCTATCGCTTGACGGCATGTGTAACCTTCCATTTTATCGATCAAAGAATCACTGAGTCGAGAAAAATCTGATTCATTTACACTTAAACCAGATAAATTAGCAATTTCTAAAGCAACATCTCTTATTTTAGCTGGGTAATTTAGTTTCGATTCGTATAAACCACCCATGAATATAAACCCGTCCATCGCTTCTAAAGTTGTCTTATTCTCATTTCTATCTGGATCTACTGACTTCACATAAAATGTTCCAAGTGGTACAAATTCATAGATGGCATCAATATAACTCATTAACTGAGCTTTACCGACTCTTGCTTGGTTAACAAATGCAGGTTCTTCTAAATTTGGAATTGATGATTCATTTTTTGTTTTTATGCCGACCTCAATTTTTACTTCATCAAGCTCATTTATGCCTTCCAAAATCAATGGAAAAACGATTTTAACGGAATTCGAAAATGTGGAACCTATAGCAAAGCTATCTCCTACAATACTTCCCCCGTCATAATCTAATGTTTTGATTTCTTTTCTTGTGTACAATTCATCTTTAATCCAAACCTTAACAAATATTTCCCGTAAATCAGACCTAAATGAATCATTAAAAGATTTAGTTACGTTTAAAATAATTATCACCTCTTTGCTTACTTCTCAATGAAGTTAACTGTTAGCCCTTCCCATTTAAAAGCGTTGAACTTTTCATGCCATGAATAAGCGCCTAGAGATCTAGGTCCGGCATAAAAAGTTTTGGTGACTATCCGACCTTCTTTAGCATCAGGATAAGATGCAGTAAAGAAAATTCCATCAATACGTTTCAAAATATTTGAACTTTCTAAATCACTCATCGGTCCCCACGAAAGTTCTAGTTTCACTTTCCTAGCAATTAGATCTCTCACCATTGTGCCGTCAGCATTACGCCCTGATGAGTCTGCATCAATATCCTCATAGCTAATTTTGAAATCTTTAGGAGGCTTTACAACAGCCCCATTTATCGCTAAATATCCAGACATTTCGCAAAACCTCCTATATCATTAATTCGTTTTTTCCTGTTTTTTCTTGATATTCATTTATTTCAGAAATCAAATGACGTGCATACTCGCTACCGCCAAGATTGATAATCAATTCAACTGGTTGAGAGTTGTTTTGCCTTCCATTTCCACTCTGCATTGCTGTTGTAATTGCTCTAACAATTGCATCTGTTATTTGATTTAATCCTCCACCGACAAAATCATTTTGCTGAGATTCATAAGAATTTGAAGAATTAAACGAGCCGGTTTCGGTTCTGAAAATTTCTGGTAATTGTAATGATGAAAATGAAGAATCTATTCCCATAAAATCAAGAGCTTGACCGATCAACGGCATCGCAATTGTTGGCTTTTCTAATGGTAAAACCATTTCAGTCTTATTCCCCTCTGACAACCTATATAGTCCGTCTTCCGTGACTAAACCTCCATTTTCTTTCCTACGATTGTTAGCCTTCTCTCTCATCGCTCTGATTCTCTCTTTTATCCGATCTATGCGTTCTTGTTGCTCAATTTTTTTCTGAACAAATGAGAACGCGCCTTGAGTCATCATAGATATACCACCAGTTGCAATTGATAGTGTCGGCTCTAGGACGCCAGAAAGATTAGTAAAACTAGCTACGGCAGAAGATAACATTCCGCTTGCAGCATTTTTAATACTATTCCATTTTTCTTCAAACCAATCGCCGATGCCATCTTTGTACTGCGGTATGTTACCATATGTTTGCGCTGTTTTCTGCGCATTCAAGACTTTAGTACCTTTTGGTAAATTCAACATAACGTTTCGACCAGTAGGGATAAACTCCTCACCATTCGGTAACCTAACAGCTTCTCTAAAAACACTACCCGGGGCATCATTAATTAGAGCTGGACCGCCCATATGATAATCTGTACCATTTTTAAATCTAGGTACGCTCCACTCTGTAATTGACCATCCTGATCCTACTTTTGCAAGAACCCAGTTAATTCCTTTAATTACACCATTCACTGCACCGCCGATTATTCCAACAATAGAGTTTGCTATTGATTTAGCAGCTCCTGCGATTGCCGAAGCGCCTCCTTTTATTCCATCAGCTATCTTTTTACCTAAACCACTAGCCCAACCAACTACGGTATCAAACCCTGATTGAGAAGTATTTTTAATATTCCCCATCCATTCGCCAATTCCGCTACTCATTTTATTCCAAGCAGCAACTGCGCCATCTTTCGCTTTGCTAGCTGCATTAGAGACATTGGTTTTTACATTGTCCCAAGCGTTTGACGTGGATGATTTAACTTGTCCCCATCTATCCGATGTAGCAGTTAATATTTCTTGAGTTTTTCCACCAATAGCATCTTTCGTTTGATTCCATTTGTCAGTCGATGTTTTCTTAACATTTTCCCAAGCTTCTGACGTGTCGGACTTCACTTTTTTCCATTTTTCTGACGCAGTAGCAGAAATTTCTTGAGCCTTTTTGGATACTGTCTCCTTAACAGCTGACCATTTTTCAGAAGTTGATGACTTGATGTTTTCCCAAGCTTCTGACGTGCCTTGCTTTAATGCGCCCCATTTGTCAGACACCCATGTAACTGCGCCGTCTACGGCGTTGCCCATCGTTTCCTTTATAGCATTCCATTTTTCGCTAGTCCATTCTTTGATTTCATCCCAATGTTTTACTATTTCAACACCTAATATTCCGATAGGTCCTAGTAATAGGCCTCCGACAATTTCAGCACCCCACTCTTTAAAGAACTCAATAATGCTGTTGAATACATTGACCGTCCATTCTTTTATACCATCCCATTTTTCACCAAGCCATTTACCTAATTGACCTGCCTTTTCTTTAACCGTATCCCAATTTTTATAAAGTGCTACTCCAATTGCTATGATAGCTGCAATAGCTGCAATAGCAATACCTATTGGAGATGTTAAGAAAGCTACAGCTGCACCAAAAGCAGTTGTTACTCCTGTTGCTATTCCAGCAACGACATTCCAAGCGGTGGTTGCTACAGTCATAGCACCCTGAGCTAACGCATCTGCGGCTTTTGCTGCAGTGTTTACACCAAATTTAACAGCCTGTTTCGCTAACTCGGCTGTTCCTTTCGCTATACTCACAACAAAATCTTTTGCATAAAGAGCATTAAGCGCTATTGTTTCAGCTTTATCAGCAAGTTTAGCTGTAGTTACTGACTTAACTCCTGTAGCTATTTTAGATAAAACAGTTACAAGGCCTCCTGATTGTTGAATAAACGATGCTATTTGCATCCCTTCCCAAGCTAAGAAAAACCCTCCTATAACTTTAGTGATAGTTCTAAAAGCTTCTTGATTATTTGATATCCAATCGCTAACACCAGTTAAGGCGGCTGTTAACGTTTTAAGAACACCGATTACAGCAAAACCGGTTATTTTCCCTAACGGTTTTAAGAAATTATCAAACAACCATTGTCCAAAAGGTTTTAAAGCATCTACAACAGAGTTTACAACCTTGATTGCTGCTGATAATGCATCTAAAAAGTTGGGAATTAATTTTGTTATTGTGAAACTTGCTAATGGTAATAACACGTTTTTGTAAAACCACGCCAGATCATCGCCGATGTTTTTAGTTAGTGGCTTGATACTCTCTAATAATCCTTGGATTGATTTTAGTAATGGCGTAAAATCTAACGTTTGTGCCCATTCCAAAGTAGCACGAGACATATCATTTAGTGAGTTCAGTATGATATTGACTATTTCCAAAATTGTACGAATTATTCCTTCGCCTGTTCCAGCATTTGTCCAAGCTTCAGTAAACCGTTTTGCAATCTCAGCAATTGTATTATTAACATTTGTCAATATTTCTAAGATATTAGCAATAATAGCTTCGCCAACACCGCTGTTCCACGCATCGCGGAATGCTACTGCAACCTCATGGAGTAACTCTAAAATTGCATTCCACATATTAAAAATGCTTTGGATAAGAGCAGTCCCTCTACCACCATCATTCCAAGCATTATTAAAAGCTTTAGCAATATCTCCAATTATGTTGAGTACGTCAGCAAGTAGTATTAAAATATTGCTAACAAACCTTTCACCACTCCCGTTAGTCCACACATCCATAAAACTCTTGCCAATAGATTTAATAAGACTCCACACGTTGTTAAGTGCGTATTTCCAAGCGTCAATTACTTTTTGCCCGTGCTTATCCCAAGCAGCTTTTATTGGTTCAAAAAGATCGGCAAGAACCTTTTTAAACTTATCAGCAAAATCAGTTAACCACTTAGGTGTTGCTGGTTCAGGGACGTCAAAATTAGTTCCATTACCCGATTGCTTAGGTTTATTTACTAAAGGAATATCTAAATCTTCATCACTGTTATCGTCCGATAATCCTATTTTATTTATTTCGTCAAATCCCATTAGTGATCGTTCTAATTTTTTAACTTTCTCTCTTGTTTTATCAGCAGCTGTTCCAGTGTCATTCATCGCCTCAATATTTTCTTGCAAGCCTTGAGCCCCTTGTTTAGCTGCTGAGTATGTAGTACCAAAGAGCATCGCGATAAATTGAGCAAGATAGCCAGTGACTTCTGCGATTGCACTCATCAACGCATTAATTGCAGGAAGTATTGCTGTATAAATTGGATAAAAAGCAGTTAGCAGATTAACCTTAATTTGATTTAGAGATGCTGAAAATTGATCATTGGTTTGCAAAGCAGAAAATAACCCTTTGCTTACCAAACTCAATCCCTTGTAGATTAATCCAAATACAAATACTTGTTTGACCATACTAGATAAACGTCTATTAAAACCGCCTAATCCATTAGTCATTCTTTGTGATCCACGATGCACTTGATTAGAATTTCTTTGAAATACACTCCCAATCTTTCCAAAACCATTGGTCATACGTCTGGTTCCGTGTGAAATAGAGTTTGAAACTCGATTGAATAAACCACCAAAACGTGAGAAGAAACTCTTAGATTGATCCGTGTTACGAGCCATCTTTTTTAACCCGTTTGCAGCTGTATTCGTTCTAAGTGATGTTTCACCCAATTCCGTGTTAACTCCGCCTAAAACAGATTTAAGAGCTTGAGCTCGATCTTCTGCCTGTGCAAAAGCTTGTTGCAATTTATCGTTTTCGTTGATCAATTTATTCATTTTTTCAGATTGTTTCTGTATTGCATCACTTGTGTTCAGTGAAGCCTTATTATCTTTAGCACCTTTAAAACCATCATTAAAATTACCAATCGGTGTCTTTTGATTATTATACTCAGCTTGTAAAGCTTTAATTTTCGATCTATAACTTTCAATTTGCCCTTCATTGGCATCCATCTTACTTGTGATATCATCTAAAGTTTTAGGAATAGTCTTAAATTCGGATTGTATGCTATTAGCAAGAGCTTTGGCACTGTCTTGATATTTAGTCATGGCTGCTTGTGCTCTCGCGATCTGCTCATCGTATTTCACCACACTACCTGTGTCTCCGGACGAATCGGCGCCTTGTCTTTTAGATCGTAAAAATGCTAATTTTTCTTGTTGAGCTTTTGCCTGACCCATTTTAGCGTTAATTTCGTTTACAATTGCATCGACATCTTTGCCTACTTTAGATTTTGCCTGTGTAAAGCCCTTAGACATATTTTTACCTACATTAGCTGAAGACTGTTCGCTAGCTTTTTCCATCTTATTCATTTGTTGTTCAAACTTAGTATTCAGTTTTGCTAACTGATCAACAATTCGATTGGTCCCTTTTTCAAAATCCATATTCTTTTCAATATTTTTAGTAGATTGTCCTGTAAATTGTTCAACCTTTGACATCATGTTATTGATAGTCGGTAAAACTTTATTGATTTGATCTTGGATTTGTTCTATATTAGCTTCAATTAACACTTCTAAAGTTTCTAATTCCATAACGTGCTCACCTCCCTACTGTTTAAACGTGATTATGATTCTTTATTTTTCATACGTAATGCTCGTTTAGCACCTTCAGCGGTCATCCTAAATAACGCTTGTTCTTTCAACATTTCTTCTTGAGTATAAATTCTTTCCTGACTCACCACTTGCTCTTGCTTCTTGTTGTCATCAAGAATTGGATACATCTTTTCGGGTGCTGGCATCTTCTTCGGACTGTTAAAGGCATAAGCAAGCATTTGCGCTTGTTTATAATCATAGATGGCTCTTTCTTTACTTTCTAGCTCATGACGTTTCTTGTTAGCCTGTACTTGATTCATAATCTCTAAAAAAGTAAGTGACCAATACTTATCTGAAGGTATTCCCCATTCAATAGCTAAAGGCTCTATCTCTTCAAATAATTCAGTTAAACAACTAAATTGCTTTAGACTAGTTCCCCTTCTTGCTCCACTTCTAGATCGGTTAACGCTTGATTGTTGTCCTGAGATTCCCCATCTGTCAGCCCTGCTTCCTTGGTCTTTTCCTTTGGTAGAAACCCCGCATCACTTAGCAAATCGCTTACGAATTCGAATAGATCCATGAATGATTTGCCACTTTCTAAATAATTGTCATACAGCTCATACATATCGGCTTCTTTAACACCACTTGTTGTATTCGCAGCTTGTAAGACAAGCAATAATTCGCCTAAAGTTGGGAAGTTCATACCTCCATTAGTAATGAATAGACTGAGCATTGATTTGCCTAAACGCTTCTCTACGTTTACGATTGTTTTTGCATCTAATCTTAATAAAAGTGTTTTTCCGCCGAACTCGATTGATTTAGTATTAATAATTGATCCCATTATATTTTCCTCTTTTCTCATAATTTATAAAAATACGACTAGCTGATTAAGGCCAGTCGTAAATATTTTTTACCTAAGCTTTAGGTGTAAAATCTGGTCCTTCACTCACTACTACAACAAGGGAAAAACCAATAGCAGCATTGACCTCTGCACCATCAAATTTATATGATGGAATGCCTTTAAATTTAGCTTTAAGTCCATCTGGATAAGTAATAGTCCAATTCTGTGATTTACCAGTTGAAACTAAAGCATGGATATCATTAAAGTTGCCACCTTGATACACAATAGCAAACTCTAAGTTTTCTGAATCTTGCAACCCTGGAATATACGCTTTCTTTTCAGACATCAAATGAGTAACATCTACTTTTTCTGGGTCAGATCCAATAGCTGGAATGCTTTTTACTGCAGCAATTGCAGTTTCTGCCCCCGCTTTTTCATAAGATAAAACGGTACCTTTAGATAATAAACCGTCAAACTGTTCAGCTGCGAAAAGCTGTAAATCTGTTTTTAATTCTTTCATGTTAATCCTCCTCTATTTTTTTGAAACTTGCCTTGTTACGTTATCGACAATCGCAGAAAAGACACAAATCACACGGTTTAAACCCGCAGTATTTGCATCTTTTGCATCGCCTTGAAAGCCGATTATATTAAACTGTTCCATAATTTCTTTGACAATATTTGTGAGATTCCCTGTTTTACTGTCTCCGTAAACCTCTACCGTGATTTGCCAATAGCTTTGTAACTCTTGTTGAAACGCATCTATAAAGTGTGGCGATCGTGATGTTCGATAAATAGCTATCGGAAAAGTGTTCCACGAGCTTGGATAATCAGTTGATACTTTTTTTAAAACGGAAATACTTTTAAGTATCTTCGATGTTTCGAATTTCATATTGTAAATATCAATCATATTATTTCAACCCCTCGTTTAATTTGGATTGAACTCTGTCCCTAATTTCATCAGGAGCATTTTCCATTGCTTCTAGCAAAGATGGATACATAAATGGTCTTGCAGGTTGCCCCTTAGTCATGTAAAAGTCATTACCTTTAATTGTGATTTTTGGAATACCGTACACTGCTTCTAAGTCAACACTGACTTTATCAGCTGAAATGAACCATGTTTCTTGCGTATAAACGGGATTAACCCCTTCAGGCAATTGCTTAGTTGATGCTTCACCTACTGGACCTGTTCCCATTTCACGGAATAAGGCTTCTTTTTTATCAGACCAGACTCGACCAACTACATTTCCTTGACCATTTATCACAACTTCATTTTTGATGCTTCCAGCTAACTCTCCACTACCATATTTAATATTAGATTGTAACTTACCTGCTGCTCTAGCAGCGACTTCTTCTGTGATATCAAAAGTAGCATCCCAAACAGCATCTTCCGTGAGCTTAGGCAATGCTTTTAATTTTCTGTTTAGACTATATAATCCTTTAATCTGCACTCCCATCCTGTTTTATCCTTTCTAAGGTCACATTTAAATGAGTTGAAAAAGTTTGGATTGAAGTTATTTGGTAATCGGGTTCTGATGTTTTAGAAACCTTTAAGCAAATACCATCATGCTCATTTTTCCCTTCTACAAGCTCATTCCCTTGATACTTACACGATTTGATATACTTCAATCGTTTACCATACATCGCAGCAGCAACTTGACCACCAGCAGCTTGTACGGTCATGTCGAGTTCGATAGGCTCGTCACTATATCTAACAATATCGTTACTCTCATCGTCTTGCTCAACATGCCGTTTTTTTAAATACACAGTTACAAGGTCTCTTTCTCTCAATCTCATAATAAGGACCTCATAGATGCCACTCTGTATCTATTAAGCTTAGATCTAATCTTTAAAGGAATTCCTGTTTCAAAAGTTTGAGAGACGCCTCCTTCTGATCGAGACGTCTCTCCTTCATTTCCTTCTTGATTGTATCGGATTATAAATAAATCCTTGACAGATGTAATCATGTTTCCAATCAAGGTATCACGATTACAATAGTCAAGTACATCCGTTAGAGAGTCGGCTAGGTCATCTGACAATACCTGCTTAGCCTTCTCATCTGTAATATTTAACTTCCGCTCTAGCTGTTCTTGGAGTTTATCTAAAGCGTCTTTATTTGTTTGATTCATAAGCTATTCTCCTAGCTAGTCTTTTTTGCCTTCTGCCTTTTTAGCTTCGGCAGCCGCTTTCTTATCGGCTTCTTGCTGTTTCTTCTTCTCGGCTTGTTCTGCCTTGATTTCAGCATCTGATTCAAGTTCAATTGGTAAATCAATTAGCTTGATACCAGTTGAATTATTTTCAGAACCTAATTCTTTGATTCGGTTTTCATCCGTTTCTTTGTCTTCATGAGGATATAAATCTCCTTTACGATATACACGATCCTCATCTTGAGAATCATAAAAATCACATAACACTTTATATTGTTTCATTCGTCATTCCTCCTTATGCTTTGGCGATTGTATTTAAAATAAATACTTTTTCAATTTGTTCAAATGACGGTAGAGACATCATAGATACTTTGGTATCAACATTTACTGGATCAACTTTATTTGTTGTTGTAACAGCAACGCCAGTATCTACAATAGATACATTAGCAATATTAGATGCCATCAAATCTGCTTCTTCCGGAGTTGTACCAAACCATGTAGAACCTAGTTCACCTGCAGGTAACAAAGCTAAAATGTTATCACTAACAAACTTTTTAGAATTTCCATTTTCATCAGTATAAAGCTTGCTATAAACTACCGCTTCAAGTTCTAGTTCGTCTTGTAAGTATTTAATAACATCCGCTTTGCTAACTCGAATATTTCCAGCACCATTTGGATATAAATTCAAGCCGATTTTTTTACTATTACGCAATTGTCGTAACACTACAGAATTAAAAATAGCTCGCGTAGGTCGTTCGCCGGTATCAGCTTCAATAGTATCCATTGCTGTTTCGATGTCATCTACAGGGTCAGAATTATCAGAATCAGTCCATGATACTTTTACATGACCTTTATGCGATTCTTTCATTCCGTAATCCAATGAATAATCTTGGCCGTTACCAGATACATTGATTTTTCCTGTTGTCAATAACTGCATACGCATGATCTCGCGAGTAACAGACGCACCATTAATTAGCTCAACAACATCTGCAAAGATTTTATTCATAACAGCATCAATATAGCCTTGATTTCCACTTTGCATAACCTTTAATAATTCTTGACGTAGTTTTTCATCAATATATTTAGATTCTTTGAAGAAGAACATATCTGTAACTAGTTTCTCGAAATCTGCACGATCACGAGGAATAGCTGCTGCATCAAGCGCTGATGGTTGTAATGCTTTAGGCGCTCCTGTTTGTCCAATGAACCAAGCTAGTTCCATCCCTAGTTGTTTATTATTCGGGAAAAGCACTTCACCCAAATACGGTGCCTGCTCTAGTGTCTTTTCTGTCCAATAAGTTGCCATTTCCGGAGCAGCCACTAACTCAAATAAAGGCACCTCATCTGTAAACATTTGTAAATTCATCTTTAATTTATTCTGATGTAGATTTAATAAGTTTTTCATTGATTTTCCTCCTATTTATTTCTTTTCAAGAATGTGATTTTTCCAGCTAAAGCTGTTTTAACAGCTCCATTGATCGTAACTTCTTTATCTAAACGTAATTCATTAACAAATCCCCAAACTAATAAAGTTCCGTTCGCATTTCCTTCTGTGACATCTACATCATGCATTAAAACACCTTGAACTTTATCGTCACTAACAACAGTTAATACTGCTGTGGAATCTTGTAGCGTACTAGTTGCGCCACCAACTGGTGTTCCTGCTTTGATAATCTTTTTGCCATTTACAGCAGTTACACCAGCATCACCAATGATGGCTCCCACTGAATAAAAATGTTCTGTGTTTGCTAAGATCTGTTTTACATTCTGTGTTTTAATTCTTTTGATTCCCATAAATTATTACCTCCTAGTTTTCTTTGAAATATGGATTACTTTTTGGTTTGCTTGCTGTATTATTTTGTGCTAGCCGTTTACCGATTGACTCTTTACTGGCTGGTCCGGACCCTTTAGTCCCTCCAGGCAAATCAACCGCAGATGCTGCCAATCGTTTATTAACACCAGCCTCTACAGCACTTCTAAAAGCTTTCTCAACTGCTTCAATTGATTTAGAACAAGACTCAGCATCTGTTAAAACAACAACGTCAACAAGCTCTTTCGGTAACTCTTTTTCAGCTAACTGCTCAAGTGATTGTGCACGCAACTCTCGACGTGTAATGTCAGCTTCGCGACTGGCTAATTCTTCGGAATCTTTTTGTCTTTTAGCTTCTGCTTGTTGCTCTGCTGTCATATTAGCCATTTTTTCAGCTTCAGACTTAGCAGCTTCAATAGCTTGTTGAGATTCAGCTTTCCACTTTTCTTGCGCTGTATTCAAGGCTTTGGTAATTTGTTTATCTACAGCGGAGTCAAATTCCGATTGACTATCAAATACAATTGGTTTTGGATCATCTCCGTTTCCGCCATTATTTCCAGGGTCACCATCCCCGGCGCCATTTTCTCCGCCTTCAGCAAAAAGCTGTAAATTAATTGACTTTCTACTTGCCATCTTTTCGATAAAATCTTTCATTGTAAAATTTCCTCCTACCCATGCACATTCGAAAATTCCATAATAAAAACACCCCATACACACTTAATCAGCCCGTACACGATGTTTGTATCTTTTATTATTTAGTTTAGAATCCACACACGTTTTATTGTTCCTCACTTAATTTATTAAGCCCCAAGCAGGTTATGGGCATAATCTAATTTGTGTTTATGGTATTTTAGAACCCTTGGCATCTCCAGCTTTTCTAACCGCGTTAAAACGACTAGATACATCCTTTTTAGCTCTGCTTTTTATCTTCTTTACTTGATCATCATAATTCTTATTTTTAAGCTTTTGTTTTTGACGATTGATTTCTTCTGTTGAATACATCTCTTTGAGTTTATCCATCCAATCGTTGTAGCTATCACGTTGATCAATTAATATAGTTTTACCTGATATAGGATCATTAGCCGTTCTAGTTCCTGATAAAGTTCTCTCACCAAAATATGCAACAGCGATAGTACGGCACCATGGATGAAAAGGTGGATAAGTTCCTTCTTTGCCATTAACTATAGCCTCAGACACTAAATAGATTTTATGATCCTTGCCTTGACAAATTTTAGATGTCCTCAAGTCCAATACGGCAATTAAGATGTACTGCTCAACGCCCCTATCTTGCCATGCTTTAAGTTTCGCTTGGTTAGCCATATAATTTGCCTCTGTCCTAATCAAACGCCTGGCAACACCGATAGAGCGGTCAAACTCGCTAGCTATCTCCTTAGCCATCTCGAATTCAGACATCCCTGTCATTGATTCAACTGTAAATAATTCTTCAAGACGTTTGGCTAAAGCTTCTGTATCTCCCCATATCCGTTCAGAGTAGTTTGATCCTTTCCAATGACTATCAAGGATGTTCTTGGTATACCTGGTAGAAAGTTCTTTAAACTCATGTTTCGGCAACTCAGATTCCAACGAAGATTCATATTCTTTTTTATTCCAAACCTCAATGATACTGTTAGGATTTGAATGTTCCATCTGCCGAATGATAGCTTCTGAGGTAGCTTCGTTATACGAATCATGAATTGTATCAATATAAAAGTCGGTTGATTTATCTAATTGAACATTGGCAACTTGCTTAGAAACAAAAAAAGACTTGGCTTTCAAGTCTTCAACTCTGGTTATTCTTTCTTTGAAAGCTAACCCGTTTAATTTTTGTTTGGCTTCTTTTTGTAAAAGTGGATTCTTTATCTGTTTTGATAGGCTTTTAAGTTCAACAAGTTCTTCTGGCTGTACCGTCTCATTTAGCAGTCGCTTCGCTTCTTCTTCACTTAAGCCTGTTCGCTGTTGAGACCTAGCAAACATCTTTCTTGCTTGCTTTGTTAAATAGGACTGCGCTTGACGATAGGCAGAAGCAACTTTCTTTTCTAATGCTTTTGCTCCATCATTGACACGTTTCTCCGCATCAATTGAGCGTTTTTCCCAATATGATGGCTTGTACTTCTTTTGAGCCATTTACATCAACTTCTGTCTTAAGTGTTCCACTTGATCAACTGAGTTTATTGCAGATGTTACTTTTACATTTTCCGCGCTTACAGTGCCTGTAGTTATTCTAGATGGATTGCTTCTAAAAATTCGACTATCTTTTATTTCAACAGCAACCGTTACAAACTCCGGATACTGCTTTGAGATATCAACTAAACCTTGATGTAGAACTTCGATAAGCTTCTGTGATTCATCTATATCAGATATTTCTACAACTTGTCCTTCCTCATCACCGAAATAAGCATATTCTTTCGATACTAAGTAATTGCTGATAGCCAAATATAAAGAAGAAACTGCTGCACAAACGATATCTTTCCCTTTCTCAGCGTAGTTAGCATGGCCACTAACTTCGTATGCATAAAATCCATCGTAGTCTTTTTTAAACGATGCTTTAATCATTCTCTTCGCCCTCCTCTGGTGGATCATCTAAATCACTGTGGCTATCTTCGCTTTGAACACCAGCTGCCTTCTGAGCTAGCTTTATGTTCTCCTCTTTTTGCTCGTTCAATAATTCGATTGCTTCTTTTGGATCATCAATATCATCTAACCATCCCAAGCTTATAAGTAACGGAACAAACTCTTGTGATTCTTTGATTTGATCTATAACGTCTTTTCGATTAATAGGTAGATTTGGTTTAAATGTAATCTTAGCTCCCTCTGCATCGACTTTTTGAGCCTTCACACGCAACATATTCTCAGTTAACTTCAAGCGCTGAACAAGTCCATCCTCAAAGTAACCAATCTTAGTAGCCAGTGCTAAAAGTAAGCCCAATAATTTATATTTCATAGCCTCACCAGAAATATTCCCACCGAATTTTTCATCATTTAGATCAGGAACATACGAAGTTTTATGAAAGTCATCAATCAAAGCTTTAGCCAACACTTGTACCTCAGATTCTTGGAATGTATTTGTTAGATACTCAGCACTTGCCCCTTCACTTTTAACTGGTGCATCTTGAATAACCAATGACCCGTTTACTTCTTCTGGTTTTTCTTCTGGCAAGCTAAAGCCATACAAAATCATGATGGCTTTAACAAAGTTTTCTTTATCCTTGATCCGATCAGTTTGAAGCTTATTATAACCATCAATTTGGGATAGTTGCTGCTCATAGTCGCCTTGCTTCTCTTCATTGTTACGATATTCAACAACTGGTACATCACCATAATAATGTGGTTTAGTTTTTGATATTACAGCATCTTTCATATTCAAGCTTTTGGTAAAATAGTAGATTACAAATTTTGAGGTGTACACTTCCACCATAAAACCAGTGCGTTTTCCTTTTAAATCAAACTTTTCAATAAACCTAACCGCAAAAAGCTTATTATTATCAACTGTATCATCTACCACTAAAATAATTCCTCGTGGGTCTATTTTAGTTATCTTTAAAACTGTTTCTAATGCTGTTCCTGGTTTAACGGATAAGTAATGCAACTCGTATCCAATACCAAATACAGACAAGTCTTTTTCTAATTCTTTATCGTGCTTCTTTATCTTCATAAGATTAAAAGCATCAATAATTGGATCGATATTCTTTCCTTTTGCTGCAGCATATGAAATCGGAGAACCCACTGTAAAACCAACCATATTGTCTGTGACGTATTTCGCATTATTCACGTATACTTCACCACGATCGTGAGGTGTATCGGTCACATCTTTACCAATTTTATGTGGTTTTCCATCATAATAATCAAATAACATCTGAAGTCTAGGAATATCTTTTTTGTGTTCTTTAATGACATAAGCTATTAATTCTAGCGAGGGATTATTTATATCACCTGCCAATTCTCTATCTATTTTGATCGCCATAATTTACCTCCTATTCATCCAGTTAGGTGTTATAGTAACCTTCGCTGGTTTCTTATTCTTCATATCGTCCTCACGACTATAACGGACAGCATCAATACTGTGGTTATTGTGATCGGGGTAGTTTCCTTTGAGATTTCCGTTATTATCTCGCTCAAGCTCATAAGTAGTGAACTCTCGTTTAGTATTTGGACATCTATAAGGATCAATGATTATTTCTTCTAAATCTTGTAACCATTTAACACCATGCTCGATTGATCCTGGTCCTTTCTTAGCTGCTGAGATCTTCAATCCTAATTCTTTAAATTCGTTATTAGTTCTTGGTTCTGCGCTATCAGCAGTGATGGACTCATTATCTGGATTTAAATCCTTGATTAGATTAGTAGCTTTAAGGTTGCTAAGACCTACTTTCTGAATTTCTTGGAAGATGTATAGTTTACGTCTAGTGCTATCAAAATGATTACCAGTGTAATGCATTGGATCTCCAGCATATCCATGATCGAGACCGCGTTTAACTTTATCAAAGGATGCAATCTCATCATCCGTAATCGCTCTAACAGTAACGTTTTTAAATACCTCAGCACCAGTCCCAGTAATCTCACCCATATACTCGTGGTCGTATTTGTCCCTGTTAGTCTTTTTAAGGTGTTCTGCTTCTTGAATAAACAATTCACCCAACCACTCTGGAGGAACGGTCGTATAGTCGCTGTGATGGACATAAACCTCATTACGAAGCTTTTGTTGTTCTACTTCCACGTTCACCCAATTGGTATTTGATTCTGGCGGGTTAAACGAGTAGAAAATAGTAATGTTTGGACCACCACGACCAAGTGACTGATTGATTGTTCTTATCTCAGCCATTGAATTAAACTCGTCGACTTCTTCATACCAAATAAACTTTGCGTAACCTCTACGAAACTTGGACGCTTTCACCTTTTTAGGTTTCTCAGCACCTTTAAATATTATTCGTTGTCCTGTCTTTATTTTTGTAATTCTTAAAGGCTTGACAGATGCATGATATTCGTCCGTTAAACCCAAAATATCAATAGCCCAAAGCATCTGCTCATAAACTGATTCTCTGAGCGTTTCGGCAACTTTACGTAGTATTACTGCATTTGCATTAGGGTCTTTCTCAATGCCAAGAATAATCTCAACAGAGATTACAGAAGACTTGGTAGATCCACGTCCACCTTTGAGCCAGCAAGACGAGAACAAACCGTCTTTGACTGCTTGATGATACGGGTAAAAAGCTGGTGCGATAACGTCTGTTAATTGTACATTTTTCTCAGCCATCTAATTCACCTTCGGTATATCATCAATAATATTTATCACTGTGCCGCCTTCATCCTCATCACCATCTTTATTTATAAGCGCACGAGTCGTTTGAGCTTTTGTATAATCGATTTGAGCATTCATAAGTTTCTTTCTGGTCTTATTCATGTCGACATCACTGAGCTGTTTAATTGCCTTAGTCAGCGAGTTATTAACCCTTGTCAACGCATCTTCGATTCTAAGAATCAGATCAATCTTAGGAGTTTTCTTCACTCGTTTTTCAGTGACAATCAGTTCAGGATTATTGACGGCCACTTGCTTTCCTTTAGATTCAACAATCTTTTTCCGACCTCTTAATTCATAGAGTAGATGCTGCTCATTTTCATTAAGATCCTTTTCAGCTTCAGCTATTCTTTTTAGCATTCTCGACTGGCGCACCCTTAAAAGATTGATCTCATTTTGCAGCACAAAAAAAGAATCTACCTCAGTTCGAAGTAAATCCTTTTCATCATCATTTAAATATTGGTTGTATAGGTTCTCGTATTCACCAGTGGTTACAGCATTCTTGTTGCCTTTTGGCGGCGATGCTCTGCTGTTTCCTTTATTCCCTTTAGCGTTCTGATTACCCAAAGGAGCGCCTCCTTGATTAGTAACGTTACCTTTGTCATTAGTAACATTACCTTTCAATTCAGCACTCCATTTATCAATTGATTTCCATTTCCTAATTTGAGAATCTGACACACCTATTTCTTTGGCAATATCTTTCAAGAGCTTTTCTCCATCAGATTTAAGCCAGATCTCTTTTGCTTGGTCCCTTCTAGGATCTCTCTGTCTAGCCATCCATATCACACCACCTCGCGATCATTGTTTTGTTGAGTTTCGTTTTTATCAAAGCAAAGTTTTCAACTCTTCAGTTACATACTCTAAAAGGTTTATAATTATATTTTCAATATTTATTTTATCCAAAAGAGTTGGTTGCAATTTAGTATATTCACCTTCCATAACAATGTGTTTAATTCCATCACCACCATGAGTCTCCAAACATAAATATCTATAAATTCCATCATATAAATGACTTTTTTCGACTCGACTGAAAAGTCTTTTTATACTTTTTGTTTTTTTGTCATCGTTATACCATGGTTTAAGTCTATGTCCATAAATAGAGTCTAGCTCTTTTATATATGATTCAATTTCACTTTTATTATCATTCACTAGGTTGTTTAATGAGTTTAATTCAGGATCTTTCTTTTTCATAATTTCTAAATTTGAATTATTATTTTGTTCACTATTTTGAAAATCCATTTCCCTGTAAATATTTAGTTTATATGCATTACTTCGTCTTTCAGAATCCTCAAGCAAGATGTATCGTAAATAAACATAGTTCTCAAGCATTATTCTAATTAATGATTTTACTCCTGCAAATCTGTTGTTTTGTATTAATACGACCACTGACTGGAAGATATCGAATACCTCATATGCGATCTCAGTTGAAACCAAGTATACTCCTGTATCTACCTCTTCTAAAGAACTCTTTCTAAAAACTTCGATAAGCACTGATGTAAAATCTTCTTTAATTTGATCAATTGTTTTCATAAAACCTCCAGATTAATTTTACACTGATTATCTCTCAGTTCTCAATTTCTTTCAACATCAAGTCAACTTCTATCAAAACTTTTAGATCAGATACTGAGTTAAGTTTGAACTCGTCCTCTTTTAAATTCTGTAACCTTTTCTTAAGTTCAATATGTTATATTACTATTGTATTGATTTGGCGACCTCAAAGGAGGTACAGCCATATTAGATTTACTGTATAAAACTTTATCCATGGTTAAAATACTGCATGATATCTATCACCCTCATATGGATAAGCAGTATAAACCAAAGCACAAGAAAAGGAGATAGCCATTAAGCTGTCTCCTTGTTTGTTTTATAAATTAAAATCAATGTCGCTGTAGTCAATGACTTCCTGAGATTTCACATGAATTCCCGAAGTTAATCCTACTTTTATTTTTAGTGTTGTTGCCGATGCATTCATCACCCTAATTCGTTCATTTCCCAAATGATTTGTCCCTCCTGGGAAATCATCATTTACAGAAAAAATAATAGTTCCATGAGTACCATATTCCACAAAAGAGCTAAATCGACGCATATGCCCATCATAGTAACCAAACCTGTCAACGACAATCGTTTCAGGTTCGCAAGTGTCAAGTTTAAATTTCACTTTGAACTTCGAAGCTAGTTGTTCACTAGAAAATCCGCCAACATTAAACTCAACAAACTGTCCTGATTTAAGTTCTGCTTCTTTAATAAGCGGTAACGCTCGTGTAACCGAAAAACTTAACGCTTCTGGCGCTTGTTCTTCCGCTTCTGCTGCATTAGCTATCCCGAACATCCCTACAACTACCAAACAACTTCCAATTAATAAACTTTTTTTAAACATAAAAACACTCCTTTCTTTATGAATATTAATTCTATCACAAAGACAAATAAAAAGAAATATTATAATATAAAAAGCCACCGCATAAGCGATGACTATATAGGTGCAATGCACCAGGATATTAAATTAGTTGTCTCAGTGTTTTGCCTTCGTCGTTTAATAACCAAATTTGCGAGATAATATATTCTTTAAACTCTTCTGCTACATCAGCATCAAATGAATTATCAACTTCACCTGCAGAAAATGATCGAACTGTTCCATCGGTGAATTCGACCATTACGAAGTCCTCACAATGATTTGTTCTTTTCACTCCAGCAATAATATCTGTCTTTAAAAAACACCCACAGGCTGTAAACTAGGTATTTACCTGTGAGTGAATCCTCTTAGTTAACGGCATGATATAAGAATGGCACTATGTGAGTAGTCTATTCTTAGTCTCTCCATCAACTGTTTGTCCAAAAAAATAAAGAAAGGAGGTCACCGACTAATCGTGTAATTGTGTTTGCTGATCTCTTTCCTTATCTTTCGACACTATCATAATACAATGGATAATCAGCATGTTGTCAGTATCTTTTCAGTATAAAGCACCGACAAGAACCCGATTTTTAGCGGAATTTTACTAGCTCCAATGCCGAAGCGAATTGAATCATAGCTTTTGATGACTCTTGAGAAACTAGATCCTCACTGATATTACTTCTTTCTGCTGTTACATATACTGAATGACCACTGATATACCGATCGTAAAATATTTTCTTTCTTCGCTCTGTAATATCTGGTTTAAAAGGATGCTGGATTGTCGCATAACCTCTTACAAACAACTTGTGTAAATACTCAAATTCTTCTTTAGCTTCTTCTTGTTGTATCAAAATCTGTTCAGCTTCTGGACCACTGTCAACGGTTGAAGGAGGAATCAAAGAGAAACTTGCTGTAACTTTTGGTTCTCTTGGTTGTCCCACCCTGCAACGCGCGGAAAGATAAGCTGAAAGGAATACTCCCATATTATGCCTTGTTCGATCCATATCCACGTCCTTTTGATCCGGCATTTCGTATCTACTAACATCAAAAAGCACCATTTTCCTTGATTCCTCCTGTTATGATATAATAAGCTGTCGGGCTGAGAGGAATCTCGGCTTTTTTTATTTACGCTTTTTTTCAGTTCCGTTATTAATTGCTTTTTGTTCCAGTCTGCGTTTTTTCTTCTTGATTTTCGACTTTGTTTTTCCCATCCGCTACCCCTCCCATATTATTTAAATAGTCCGCCAAACGCCTGCTCATGGTGCCGTTGCGTTTAGTCATTGGCAACAAATCCAGTTAAAAACACATTGCCATTTTTACGTTGTATCTTGTCATACGATCCAATGAGCTTGCCGTCAATAATTAGGCACTTTGATTTGTCAGTATAAGCACATTTATAATAGAGTACTGATAACCTAGCTCCTTGGCACTCATGCCCTTTACGCATTGCTTTGCTAACTGCTTGCTTAGTCACTCCTAAAAAGTCTGCCGCTTGCTGTTGATTGTCGAATACTTTTACTTCGGCATTTTTAACGACTTTGATTTGGTTGGACATCGTCTACCTCCTCTAGCTTTCTGCCACACATTGGACAGTATTTTATCGGCACCGCTCTTGTACCGTGATATGTCACTCTAGATACTAGCAAATATTTGTATATTGATATCTCTTGCTCATGATCTCCAAAAGGCGTAGGCTCAATTCCTTTAACGATTGCTTTGCCTCTTATGCAATACTCACACATCAGCTATCACCTGCTTTCTTGACCTCGACGGTTACTAAAGTATCGTGCTTACTACCACCATGAGGTACTACAAGTAACTCGACCAATTCCATATTTCTTTTTTTGCCAACTCCGTTAGAATTCCACCCAAAACAAAGAGCTATTCCATCAGGTTTTAAGATACGACCTATTTCATCAAGATGCCTCGCTCTCCATGATGCTTGCGTATGTTCTTGTGTTACCTCGTACCCAAAACCTTTGTATGACTCAGATACTTGTCTAACGGAATACGGTGGATCATAAAGCACTATATCGGCCGTTTCCGAATCGATCATTTTCAAAAAGTCTAAAGCGTCCATGTGATGAGTAGTATCAAACTCTGGGTTAAGGTCATTCGTAATTGTTCCCCACTTAGAATCGTTTGCGAAAGGATCAATCACAGTCATTTCTTGACTAATGTATTTATTTAACAAATCATTAATCGGTTTTATTGTAAAAGTATTTTTATTAGGCATCGCCCAAGTTCTTCTCATATCCATCAGCTATCACCATCCAATCTAACAGCAACCGTCCTCTTGCCTTTGTCACGCTTTACATTGCTAGGTGTTGCCCAAAACTCAATCGTTGACTGTTTAACGTTTAGCGCCTCAGCGCATTCTTGTTTTGTTCCTGTGGCGATTAGGTCATCACCTTTGTATATTGCATACATTAGTGATCACCCGCTTTCCTCAGACCCATCCACCCTGTAAACAAAGACTCAGTTAGTTCGATTGTATCTGGTTCTGTTGGTATTTTTTTATATTCCCACCACTCAGCTCCGTCATACTCGTGTCTTTCTAACCACCAATCTTCACCCACAACCAATAAATCTGTTGCGGTTTCTTCACCACCATATCCATTGTCATATGCTTTGTTTGCTAAGATAAAGAATTGTTCAAGATTCATTTTAAAATCTGGACACCCTACCCAAACGATGTCACTTAATGAGTGACCGTTTTCTTCTAACTTTTTTGTTGTCTCTTCTAATAAATTCATTTCTTGTCACAAAGGAGTAAAAAGCTTTTTAGTGTCGGCCGACAAACCTCCGCTCCTTTCTTGGGTTAATCTCTTGGCTCCAAATAACTATTTAAATATTTAATATTTTCCTCAATCTGTTTACGCTGATTCTCAAAATATTTATTAATCGTTTCATCATCTGTATTAAAATTATTCCGATTATGCCACGTATTTTCGAGTTGCACAGTCTGCTCGTATATGGTCTTAGCATGATCTTTTATATAATTGATTCGCATCTGAGTGTATCCGTATGCCTGCTCCATCCCTACTCATCCCTTTCTATTCCCAATATCCATGACCAGGAACTTTATAAAACTTTTCTATTTCTCGATTCGACGACCGCAACATACTTTGTAAAAGTGTCATTCTTACCGACAAATCAGGGTATTTTCGCTTGGGTTTAATCACTGTACGCATATATCCTAGTGGTGAGATAGTGATTAATCCGAGGTTTTGATTTTTCAAACGAGTATCAAAAAGCTCGATTTTCTCTTTTTCCGTGTAGTATTTAACATTTTCTACTTCTTTTTTAGCATCAATTTTTAATTCTTCGTACAATTCACTTGGCATTACATAATAGTTAAAATCGCCGTGGAAAGATAATTTGGCTTTGCTTTTAAAATCAGCCTTGCTGACCTTTATTTCATAACAGCGAAACTCTCCGTTTGTTTTGTAGGTAATAAAATCAACTATTTCTTGACCGCCCCAACCGATCGTCACTTCGAAACATCCAAATATTCCCTGTTTGTTATTTTCCTTCCAGAGGACAGCTTCTATTTGCTTAGTTTTCTCTGTCTTCGCCATCCCCTACCTCCTGCAGTTCTTCGGCTGTTTGGATGAGTTTTAACGTAAGTTCATTATCAATATCAACATAATCAGAACCATAATCAGCTAAATAAAAATAGATGGTGTCCTCTCCTACCTCGGTGACTAATGCTGCCTGATTTTCAAACGCGCACATATCCCCCACCCGAAACTCATCCAACTTACGTCCTTTACTGGCAAAGTATTCTGCACGTTTAAACGTTGCTATCTGTTCGGCGGTGGCTGGTGCTGCTTCATTTCCGAAAGGTGACCCTAATTTAAATTCTGTTTCTGATACTTTTTCTAATGTTTTGTTGTATTCCTTGATTTCCGCAAAGTTTTCTCGGAATCCTGTAACTTTAAAAAAACTTTCCGATACGTAATAGCTATAATAATACTCCCCGACCGCAAACGTTGGTTGGTGGTCTGAGGATGATAAAATGGACTGATATAGCTTTTCATCATCCTCAGACCATAATTCTGGATAAGTTTCAGCCGTCGTTATTGCCCAACGTTTTAGCAGCTCTGTTTTCTCTGTCATTGTAATTCCTCCCTCTCAAACATCAGTTCAAACAGTTCACTGCTGATGTCTAGCCAATTGCCATTTTCCTGTTGAAGAAATACTTCTGAATCTCCATGAATAATTACACCTTCCCAAATACTGTCTTTTTCAACAGACAGCTCCTTTCCCTCTACTTCGTTTCCTTCGAAATCTTCAAGGAACGGTACACTAAAATTATCAATACATCTATACTTTGCCATTTATTCGTCCTCCTCTACTGGTACAACTTCGCCGCCTACAATCCTTGCGATATTATCTGCTCCATCTTTTGTAGTAAAATGATTGGCTTCGTTTACCCAACCTGGACTATCCATTGTCGTCATTTTAGCCAACATACTATCTTCCCAATCGACAAAAGCTAGTTCACCAACTCTGACATAATACAATGGCTCTTTTGCCGCAGTATAAGGCTCACCTTCGACAGCTCTCAACAACTTAACAACATTGCTTAGACTTTCCGCTAAATATTCTCCAACCTCACTAGGGATTGTGTCATCATACGCAGAATCTTCATTCCAGTAATAACGCATTATATAAGACAATAATTCATCGTGATCATCTTCTAATGGTGTCCCTAACCAATCAACAATCGCCTGCGGAAATTGCAACTTAAGTTTATTATCAGATTTATTCAACCAAGCGCGACATAACAGATCAAAATTATCATCAATCCAACATTCGACTGTGTCATCGTCAATCTCATCTGTGCAGTCGCTGTAGTACTCCTCCGTCAGCATTTCTTGCAATGAGCCGTATTGCTCCATAGTGCTTTTGATAAACTCTGGCACCACAACCTTGTCCTGTTGGGTTGGTAGTGATGATTTGAGTTGTTGTAGTTCTTTTACCATGTCTTTTAAGACTTCGACAGCTATCTTCATGCCGCTGATACGATCAATTTCACATGCCCATTGACCATCAATATATTTCTCGTAATTATGGATTTCTTTTTCGTACTTCTCTATCAATTCCTCAATTTTCATACGTTGTGTCCTCCTTATTCAAACCATTCTGGATGTTGTTCTTTACACCATTCCACGTATGCTTCGTTTTCTCTTTCTTGATGATCATCCAATTCTTTTTGCGTCCATTCTTTATTGCAATCTACGCAATAGTAAAGGCGTTCTAGCTCTTCATCGCAATCTGGACAAATTGGTATGCAACAATCTTCATGCATATACTACGCCTCGTTTAATTCGATCGCTGGTCCACATGCGACAGCATTGTTAAACTCGTCAATCTTTATTTTTATTTCAGGAACTTCTTGCTCCTCAATTGTTTGTTCCATTTTGTAATTTGATTTGCAATAGCTATTAAATGCATCTAGCCAGCCTTGCTCTTTATTGTCTGTAGTGATGATATATTTCATTTCTCCACCTCGTTTAGTAATTCTGGATTTGCGTGAATGTTACCGATTACTTCTACTGCTTTTCTTATCTGCAGTAAATTAGTTAATGTTTTATTCGGATTTTTTACCCTCCAAGCACCTGTGTTATCTCGGAAAACAGCATACTCAATTGTATGTTCCACGTTGCTATAATTAATTGATTTATATTTTTTCCTGAGGATATCCCCCTCGCAAATCTCCACACCATTCTTGTCTTTTAGTCCTGTGTATTGCATGAGGATGACATTATCTAAGCTTTCCTCATCGATCCTAAAAGTATTGCCTCCTGGATTCGGATATTTAATTGCTATTTTATTGTTCAACCAATCAATTCTGACTACATCGTTAAACATTTCTTGGATACGTATTTTCTTCCACGCTCTAAACTTCGGCTTATTCATTCGGCTTCTCTCCAATCTTTTCAAGGAATTCGTTTTCAGTCTGCCACTCTAGTGGGTTTCGAATTTCTTCCCCCATCCATTCATCACTGCACCCTTCATCTTCATCAAATTGAAAATAGCTAAATACATATGGATCCTTCTTGCTACCAGTCGGATATGAAGCAGAAAAAGAATAATAAGGAGTACATCCGTTAAATAAATACGTATTAGGCATAGTACCTACGCTTTCGTCAGTCAATTCACCTTCATCATTAATTCGATACAGATTCCCTGCATCCCTCATGATTGATCGTGCATTACTTGGTAATATCGCTCCGCGTTTTTTAATTTTCTTCCACAAGATTCTTTTATTCATTCGGTTCACCATCACAAAATTCAGGATCAACTACTTCTCTCTGGAAAACTCTAAAATGCCAGTCAAGATGAAATAGCTCTTCTTCTGTAAAATAAGGATTCCAGTACCCTTCGTTGTTTGATTCCCATAACACCTCCAAATGGTCGCCGACTTTGTAAAGCAACTGACGATCGTCGTCTGTTTCAATTATTGGAAACTCATAGTATTTTTTATCCACTTCATTCACCTCTGTTGTATTTTTCCTTTGTCAGCAAGATGAATGAACAGAAGGCCAATATCAATGACCTTCTCGTTCATAATTTCTGCAACTTTTGTTGGCTTTGTTCCACTATTGAACAGTCCAATAGCTTGATCAATTTCTTTCTGCGTCCAATCGAATTTCTGATCTTCAAGAATGATTATCTTGCTCAATACGGATCAACTTCTCCGTCTTCGTCGTCATCTTCTGTCACGATTTCTGACTGTTCGTTTTCACCCTCTGATTCGTCCTCTGTGACGTTTTGCTCTTCCGATGAGTAATTATCCTCTGCTGTTTCTTCTTCGTCTGAAACCTCTGTTTTTTCTTCAAATACGACTTCATTTCGCTTCTTGTTCCAAGCGTCGGCATATGGAGCGTAATAAGCTCTAGCGTTTTCCATACCGTTAATAAGATTAATTTCTGAAATTTCGTAGTCTTCAGCGATATCAGCTGCTGACTCTCCGTCATTCAAACGGTGCAACACATCTCGAGGATTAACTCTCCCTGGAAATTCTAGAGATCTAGCTGCAAGGATGAATTCATCTACAATTTCCTTTGTAACCATAAAGTCTTGATTTTCAAGATCTACATTTCCGTTTTCGTCAAGTTCTAATTGTGTTTGTTCTTCTTTTATAAAGTCAATTGTTCCGTCGTTGTTAACAACATATCTTTGAGTAGGAGAGTTAGTTGAACGATCGTAAGGGATTGAGTAACTGTAGTATTCAGGAACAATAGTGATATTTACCGTCTTTCCTGAAAATCGTCGTAAATCATCATATTTACCGTCTAATGTTCCGTTTTTCACTTCCAAGGTTATTTTTGTTAAATCCTCGCTAGCGATATTAATTGATTTAATTGTTGGTCTAAATTCTAATGACATGTTTTTTCCTTCTTTCTTTTTTGTATGATATTATTAATTTAAAACGTAAAGGAGAAACAATATTGATTACAGAAAGACTTAATTACTATGATTTTGACGAAAGACATCATGACAGTTATGAGTTAGATATAGAAGAACCTAGAATCTGTAACTATTGCAATAACGTTGGAGAACAAATTTTTATATCAGGAATATATTTAGATAATACTGATGACGAAGTAGCCGCTGTTTGTTTTTTCAGTTGTTACTTTTGTAAAAAATCATCTGTTCACTATATGGAGTTTCAATCACGTGGGCTTAATAATAGATGGTTAGAAACTAAAGAAGTACATCCAAAATCAAGATTAGTTGAAAACTCAATAACCCAAAACAAAGATTTGTTAGATAAATTTCCAGAATTCTTCAATATTTACAATCAATCTCAAAAAGCTCAAGATGATGGACTTGATCAAATCGCTGGCATGGGGTTCAGAAAATCTTTAGAATTTCTAGTTACCGATTTTCTACTTTGTTATCCTCCGGAAAATGTTACTAAAGAATGGTTAACCAATCCAAAAACTACTTTAGGTAATAAGATTGAAAAATTAGAAAACCGACGGATCAAGAAACTATCCAAAGCTATTTCTTTTCTAGGAAATGATGAAACCCATTACACACGTCGACACCCAGAACACGATGTTGAGTCAATCAAAACTTTCATTAAGGCTCTCTTAAGTGATGTTGAAAATGAAATGACTTTACTTGAAGCAGAAAAACTTTTGAACAAAGGGAAATAATCATTTCCCTTTGTATTTTATATAATCAATTAATTTTCTGTTGCTCTCCATTGCTTTTTGTAAAGAGTTTGAATTAAGTTCAAGTAAAGCTTCCAAGAATTCAATCTTCTCTTTTAAATATTTCACTTCTAAATCCATCAGTTTTCCTCCTAATAGTTAGTGGCTTGTCGCCAGTGATAATTAAAGTTTCTTGTAATAAATGGATTCTTTTCGTTAAGCGGCTTCGTTACACCTTGAGTGATCACTTTAAAATCGTTTGCTCTGATAACAACTGCTTCAACTGGATGATTAAATTTCATAGCGAACAATCGGAATCTTAACTTGTTTGATTGATCAATCCCATAAGCGCCAAAGCTGTTTTTAATATCGATCACATGTAACCAGTTGCCTTTGTGATCCTTAATTAGAAAATCAGGTGAATAAGCGATGCTCGAAATATTCGCACCTGGTAATTCATGTTTTTCATTAAGAATAAATCTCGGATGTACTTCATAAGGGAAGCCGCAATTCTTTACAAATTTTTCATAAAATGTGGCTTCTTTTTGTGAATCGAACGTATGACCATCCAATTTAACTTTATTCCCTCTTTTGTTTAAGGCTGTAGGGCTATTTGCCATTATGGTTGGTCTCCTTCCTACTTCTTTCAATTTCATCAATCTGATTTCTAACATAGTTTCCGTTTGGATTACACTTTGGACAAGGTTTGGCGGTGGCTAGCCCGAAATCTCCAGTAGTCCAAACAACACGGTGATCATTGCAAGTCATGCATTTAGTCATTTCATTCGCCACCTTTCATCCAAGTTTGATTTGACTTGGATACTTTGATTTTCTTCTCAGGCTTACTCACCTTTTTCATATCTACGGATCGCTTAACCCTGACCATAATTCCATCCGCTGTTGCAGCTGTTAAATTTGCCAGCTGTTTATCCTCATGGTGATATGCTCTTGAAAGATCACCAACTGGAAACCCATCTTTATCAAGATACGCCCACACTTTGACTACATAAGGCATTCGACCACTTCGCTTTCTGGTCTAGGTCCACACATAGCAATAATTTCTCCAGTCCGTTTCGTTATACTGTTTTTGAGTTTTTCCTTGCCGATTTCCTTAATCATTTCCACAACTTTTTCTGCTTTATTTTTAAATAGTTCAATCGTTTTTTCTTTTGTATCACATTCAGCAAATTCAAAAGGATTCACCCAAATTTCAGTCAGTTTACAACCTGATGTTTCTTCAGTAACATTGAGCTTAATTCCCCATTGTGCCTCTAGAGGAATAAATACAAACGAAAATTCCCCGATTGAAACTTTGTGGCAATGCACCATTCCCCAATCGTTTGTATCTTCCATAGGAATTGCAACTTTGTATAATTCTTTTGATACGATAATATTCTCTTTCAAGTTCTTCCCTCCTAAATTCCGCTTATTCGCTTATCTTTCGTTGTTCTAAAAGTAAAGCCATACCCGTTTGAATTATTAGCCATCCTAGAGACAACGCGATCACCATAAGCTTGTTTTAATTGTTCGACCGTTAAATTTGTTGTGTAAATTACGGCTTTATTTTGTCTAGAATCAGTAATTCTAGTTAAAATTTCATTGTTATATGGGCTACTTGCTGTTTTGCCATCGAACAAACCTAACTCTGCCCCTATATCATCAATCACAACAAAATCAGCCTTCTGTATGTCTGACATCAGTTCACCTGTGATAGCTTTTCGAACTTGTTCGTCATTCATCGCGAACTTTAATTGGTCCAATAAATATGGATAGCTGACATAAAGAGCTTTCTTGCTGTAATTCGATTTTTCGATGACTTCCCAACAGATACCCATACTTAAATGACTCTTTCCGACTCCTGGATTGCCAAGAAATATGCCATGGATTGGATCATTTAAAAGAACTTTATTAACGATTAATTTTGCCCGCTCCTTAGCACGTTTAGTCTCATCATCAATAATTTGGTAACTCTCAACCCTTTTATCCATGAGTGGCTTGTCAGTCAGCAAAGAACCACGTTTAAGGAAGTTAATAACCTTACCTCTCATGCTGTCAGTAGTCATTTTTTCGACAGCTGCTACTTCTTTTTTCTTAAGCATTTTATATCCACATTGCATGCAAGCAGGAGGGCATCGGTCACTCCCATCTTTATTCTTCTGCCGCCAAGCGTACATATCTTGGCCACAATGAGGGCAACTGTCACCAGTGATATATAAAAGCTTAGCGATCATCATTTGAAAAGGATTTGCCGTTTGCATTGTTTACCCCCAATCCAAATCGTCGTAATCAGTGTTTGTCTCTGGTTGCTGATTATTTTTATCTGCTTGAATTTTCTTTTGACCTGCCTTAACGTCATCAATAGTTAAATATCTTTTTTGTTCCCAATCTTGAAGGATTCTATTTATATAAGCGTAACTTCTCTTGTTATAATCTACAGCTTCACTTATTGCTGCGAGAATAATTTTTATAGCATTTCCTTCTGTTGCTCCAATTTCAATGAAGTCTTTTATCCAATACTCAAAATCTTGCATTGTTTTTTGACCTAATGTTCCAAAGCCGTTGGATTCGTAGAATCTGAAAATAGTTTTGAGGTCGTCTGAATCGTCCTTATTACTACTCTCCTTTACTTTACTTTTATTTACTTTACTTTCCTTTACTTTACTTTGTTGATTAATGTCTACATCTTGTTTGTTGTGCTCGGTTTCTGCTTCGATAATTGCGGGTGAGTAGCTATTATGTTGACATTTATTTTTCAAATCTGGCTTTCTAGGCTTTGCTACCTTTCTTCTCAGATATACATCACCGACATTCTCCATAAAATTAGTTGCCCATATGACTTTTTCTTTCCATAACTCAAGATCAATAGCATCCAATTCTGCTAACATATTTAAGATATTGTTAGCAGTTTCTTCGTTCACCCGAGTTTTTGCTAACAGAAACCTCCACTCAGCGGAATTTCCGACATCAATAACATGACCATCAGTGGAAGCTATAAGTTCAAGCAACTTAAACCAAAAAGCATAACCATCATTTCCAAAAGAATTTTCTAAAATAAAAAGTGTTTTCCCACTATTTGCCATATGCGGAAAATAATCTACAGTCTGCTTTTTCTTTCGTGCCAAAAATTTTCGCCCCCTTTCTGTGTCATGCTATATAAACTGGAACACCAGTTAATTTTTGTATTTCTTCTTTAAACTGCTTCTCATTGCTGTTACTGTCTGAAAGATGCAACAACCAAACTTCTTGTAATTTTGCTGATTTATTCGCTTGGATAAAATCCTTAGTTCGATCGAAATCAAAGTGACTTTCTAACAATCTTATTTTGCGTTTCAGATCATAACCCTCAGTCATTTTTTCATCCGCAATTTCTTTTGAATAATTAGCCTCAACCATCATGTGAGTGACGTTAGGAAATTTGTATTTGACGTAATAGCTATCAGTGATAAAAACTAATCGATCGCCGGCAGTATTATCAATTAAAAAACCGCAAGGTTCATTTGCATCGTGTTGAGTTTCAAAAGGAGTGACAAACCAAGTACCGATTTTTGTAGTTTCTTTATATTCGAAAGTTTTCATCCGATAATGATCAAACTGAGAAAGCTTGATTTTATCGTCCGAGTAAATCCCATCAAGCGTGCCATGAGTTGCGTATATATCTAATGTTGTTCCATCAATCAAAGGTTTGATATATTGACAATGGTCTCGATGCTCGTGTGAGACTAGGCATGCCAGCACTTTCGAAAAATCGTGTCCCATGTTTTGCTGTATCTGTTTATATGGGACACCACACTCGATCATTAACTGACTGTGACTATCATCAATTAAATATGCATTCCCTGAACTTCCAGATCCAAAACTTTTTATCTTAATCAATATGGTTCATCCTCTGCTTGTTCAATTGTTGGCTTCTCGACTTCTGGTTCTTTTTGGTGCTGTTCTTCTTTGGTCGGCTCTGCTTGTTTTGGCAAAGGCTTAGGATCGAGAACTTCACTATTTGCCTTTTCGTCAATTTCTTCGATAATCTCAGCTTCTTTGATTTCATCCGCATCTGGATATTCATTAGCTGTTGAATTGTTGATAGCTTCGATCAAAAGGTCGCTATCATCACTTGTATTGATAAAGGCTTTAGCAGCACGATTGATTACAGTTCGTTTTGCCATTTCCTGCGGGAAATCATTTTGAACGTTTTTAGTTTTTGCTTTACTCCAAGATTTATCGATTTCTTTTTTAGTCATGGTAGTTAAAAACTGTTCACCTTCATTACTTTCGATGATGGCATAAGCTCCAATGATTTCATTGTCGCGGTTAGCAAACGAGGTGCCGTGCTTAGATAATTTTTCGTGACCGTGTTCATCGATTTCGATTTCAAATTCATCGCCTTTATAGATCACGTTTGCCCAAATATTTTTAACTCCGCTCAAGCGTTTGACAACTGCCATTGTTCCGAAGTAAGAACGTGTAAGTTTTAACGTTTGACCATAAGGGACAAAATAACATTGTGTTTTTGCTGGACTTAGACCTTGAATCGTCATATCTAATAAAGCATTGGCGATCGATTCTTTCGAACATTTTTCTAGCAAACTTCCTCCAGGTGCATTAGTCATTGCGAAAAATGCACTTTTTAAAGCATTGGCTGGACTGTATGAGGGTGGTAGAGCTAAACCCTCTTTTTGCATTGCTGCTACTTTATGTGTTACTTGATCCGTAATATCTTTTTGTAGTAGTGCTGGTGTTTGATTAGCCATGTTTTTTTATTCCTTTCTTTGCTATACTATTTTTAAAAGGCAGGTGTTGATTTTTGGAAAAAGATATCAAAGGAATCTTTTTTGTTATAAGAAAAAATTCAAAAGGTGAATTTTACTTCACCATCTCTAATACCGAAAATAAAGTATTGATGACTAGTGGGACTTACGATCAAAAAGGCTTAGCTCAAATTGATATTGATTTAATCCGATTCGACCTTAGAAATACTTTCGTCTTGGACTACACTGTCGCTACTTAATTGATTCGAAAACGAAATCAACTCTGCTGACATTTCTAGTAAATGTTCAGCGATTTTTTTTAATTCCTGATCAGAAATATTCATTTTCTATACCTCAATTCCTTTTTTTAGCAATTCAGATAGTTCCTTAGTTTTCTTTACTGATAACTCGTCTATTTCGTTAAATGCAAGAGCTTGAAAAGCTTTAACTGATGGACTATTTAAATTTAAAAAGCGACTTTCTTTGATTTCAAAAGCTACTTGATTCCCGCTTGACCCTTTACCCGAAACACGAATGCCACTTATGTTGGTTATGATCTCTAACCAATTATTCAAAGCTTCAATCTCGTTCATCAAATTATTAATTTCTGCTGAATAAAGTTCGACTTTTTTTAAATCCATTATTTATACCTCAACTTTCAATTGTTCGTCTTCTGTCACCTGAAGCTCGATCATCTGAGTATCAACATCAATCAACTGATTAACGGATTCGGCATTATCTACAAATACTGGTAAATGGATACCAAACTCTCGTGACAAAGTGTTGATAATATCTAAATCACAGTTGATTCTTGCACCATTGTTTAATCCGCTGCTGTACTCAACACCTTTATAAGTCGCCTCACATACTTCATCGATTGCGCCATTTTTTAGAATGTTGAACAGTTTAAACTTAACCATCTCAAACTTATCGTTGATTGATTCTTCTAGCTTTTTAACCTTGCGGCGAGTAAACTCGTCGATCATCCATAATTTTCTTTCAATATCCTGATTCTGTTGTTTGAGTTCTTGGTCCTTGTTTTTAAGTTCGTTGATCCGATCCTCAAACTGTTTGATAAGATCAAACTCTTTTAAAGTAGCCTGCATGACAGCAAGGTTGTTTTTGTCCTCAGCGATTGCTTGCAGCAAGGCTTGTTCCTCGCCACCCTTGTCACCTGTTGCATCTTTGATTTTTTGTTGACACTGATTAATTTGTTGATTGATTTCTCGATATTGATCAGATTGTTCAAACGATCCAATCTTTGTACGTTGGAAATTAAGATCGTTATTGATTAAATCCAGCTGTTGATTAGCTGCCGAGAACTCACCTGTTAAACGATTGATCTCAGTTCTAACTTGCTGTAGTTCTTTATCGAGGCTTGCCATGTCCTGCTTCGTAGCTTTTTGAGCTTCGACTGCTGCTTTATTTTCTTCTATTTTTTCAGCTTTATCTTTGTTAAATTTATTTCTTAATTCTTCAACTTGATCAAGCGGTAGATCCTGATTACAGGTAGGACAAGTTGTCTGATGATCATCAAATGTTTTTTCGTTTAGAGCTTTATACTCAGCAAGCTTAGCGGCTCTAAACTCATTTTTTTCTTGGATAGCTCGTTGTAAACGATATTCGTTGCTTTCCAGCTCTTGTTTGGCAGCACGGATATTATTCACCTTTGCTTGTTGCGCATTGACATCCTCTTGTAAAGATTGTGTCGCCAAGTTGGAGCTGGTTAAAAACTGGTTGTTTGCTTCAGCAAGCTTTATCTGTAACTGCGATAATTCCTGACGGTGATCTAAAGTAGGATCACCTGCGACAAAAGAAGAAAGCTTTTTCTCTTTGTCTTCAATTTCTTTGCTAAAAAATGCAATAGCTTCTTGAACCTTTTCGGGTGTTTTGTCATTCTTAATGTTGTTGATTGCATCTGTATTTTCTTGAATACGAGCTGGAATGCCTTCAATATTTGCTTTGACTTCCTTCTTTTGTCCTGCTAGTATTTTTTTCATTTCATCAACACTGTGTCCATCAAGAATTGTCGCAAGCTCAGCAAGTTCAGGATCGTTTTGGATGACATCTTCATCAGTCAAACCTGACATACTAATTAGGATCGAACGGCGTTCTTTCCAATTCATTTGCATGAAAAACGATGCATTAGATAGCATTTGAAGTTTAGACTCGCCGCCGATTTCTTCAAGATAAGCTTTCCAGTCTTTTTCCTTGGTTGGTACAGTATCAATAAAATATTTGGTTGTGTCTGATCCACGAGTTTTCTCTACCTCTCCTCGTTTAGATGACCAAGACTCTTTTTGAATTCTTTTGAGTGTGACTGTTTTACCATCAATGATTAGTTCAGCTTCCACTTCTGGTTCGAGACCGATTTGCTCATTATTGTTAGCGTCTAATGGCTTAGGGTTTAGCTTTGACCCTTGAGTATCTTTGCCAAAGAATAGCCACTGTAGCCCGTCAGAAAGACTTGTTTTACCAAATCCATTCCGTGCACTTACCACTGCTGGTTTTCCATTTAAATCTAGTGTGAAATTTTTGAATCCTTTAAAGTTTTTATATGAGACACGGTTAATCAAAATTTGTGTCATGACTCCATACCTCCCAAGATATTTATTAGCATGCTTTTGATTTCATCCATTGATGCCGGACTGTTTTCGCGTTCATTCTCTGCTGCTCTTTTCGCTCTGCATCTCGGACATCCACAACCTTCTTGCTTCAATAAAAATGCATTGATTAATTCGTCTGATGTCATTTTTGATCGCTTTTTCAATGTTTCATTGAAGTGTTGAAGCAATATGAATAACTCAATTGGATCTCCAACTAGCATTGTTCCAATTGCGTTTCCTTTTTCTTCTGAAAAAGAGACCGCTAAGTTCAAATTCAACTCTCTACAGCGATTCCCCAAATCTTTGATTGCTTGTCTTATTTCGTTAATTTCCTTTTTTTCATCCATATGCTATACTCTCCTTAGATTTGATATTTATTTAATGGCCTTCTTCGGGTGCGACCGACGTTGGCTCTTTTTTTAGTCGTTTGTTGTTTCCAACAACTTTAATACCCATCGAACTTGCTCTTGTCATGATCGCTTTAACAGGACGTTCTAAAGCAAAACTCATTTCCTCTGGACCAATAACCGAGTACCACTCTTTCAGGTAATCAAGATCCTCTTGTGTCCAAGGCTCGCCTCTTTTGGTATGTAGTTCTGGGCAATAGTTCATGCGGCCGTATTCGTCGTAAGTCACGTTCATTGCACCTTTTCCCACCTTTCAACCCCTTCTTCTAGTAACCCTTTGTTGAATTTGTGAAGCTGCCCTTTAGAGTCTTCTTTGTACTCGCATTTATCAGTAGTAATGTATCTAAAACCGTTAACTGTATATCCAAAACTTGGATTTATTAAGATTATTTTTTCTTTACGTTCTTTAAAGAACTTTGTTAAATCCAACTCATTCACCTGCCAGTATCAAAGCTTTTTGATGCAACTCAGAAAACTTCTTTGATTCGATCATTAAGCGATTGATCTCATTTAAGTTCTGATGCTTCAATGGATGGCTTGTCTTTTCATTTATTACTTTCTCTAAGTTCATTTTTCTATCCATAGCTAAATCTCGGATTAGATGCAGTTCTAATTGATCAAACATTTTCATCATCTCCTTCCTTAAAAGCAAAGATTTGTTCAATTGGCACTTCAAAAACTGCCGCTATTTTATGCGCTAATAAAAGAGAAGGATTATATCTGTTCCTTTCCAACTGAATGATTGTTTGTCTAGATGCTCCTACCTTGTCAGCAAGTTCTTGTTGAGTCATACGTTTCATAGCTCTGAAGACGTGAATCGTACTCTCAAATTTCGATTTTTCCTTAGTTGTTTCAGTAATTTGTTCTGTCATTTCATCTCTCACCCTTCTCGATATTTTTCGTTTGGTTTCTTTTTGCTGCTGCATCTTCCCATAAGTGGAAGCCGAACAATTCAGCAAATAAAATGTAAATAGTCATTAACATCACATAAGCAACAGCAACTTTGGGATTAGCATTATTTGTAAATATGATTACTAATCCAACAAGAAAAGCAACAGTAGTTAATCTATTCAACCTTGTTAATCGTTTCATTTTTTTCACCCATCCCATCCATCAATAATTTCTTTACAGACTTTCTTTGCTTTTTCAGCATCGTAGTAACATTTCCCGTTCTTTTTTTTACGTTCGATAGCAATCATTCTCGGATCGCTAAAAAGATCTCGTTCAGCAGTTGACATTGACATAGAATTACGCCTAGCAATCTCTTTTCGATCAAACATATCCTTTTCTAGATCGAACCGTTCAACAGAAAGTTTAATTGCCTCACTGAGCATGTCTTTTAAAATCTTATAGACCAAATCATATAACGCACGCTTTAGCCCTGTTTCTTCCACTCGAAATACCTCCTATCTGATTTGAAAGTCTTCAATGATTTTTAGTACAAGTTCATTGGCTGCTTTAGTTTTTTTCTTTCCCTCAAGCACTTCATGCAAGTACGCTCGACTCTTTCCATACATAGTCGCAAGACTTGTGATAGAGATATTTTTTTCGTTTATATAAGTTCTAATTGCTTCTCGGCCACTGATTGTTTCTGGCATAGTATCAACTCCTTTATATTAGTATTGTTAGAAATGTTTAACCTTGATATACTTAAAGCTGAAAGTGAGGTGAAAAAATATGAAAGAAATTAGTAATACTTCAATAGATTTTGAATGGCAATCAATACAAATCGCTAAGGAACTAACAATCGCTAAATTAAACTCCGCTTCAGCTACCACCACCAATGCAGATGTTGGTAAACACATTGGCGAAATGTATTTATCCATTCATGAAGCAGTACAAAAATCATTTATTAAAGCCGATACAAAATCTTAACTAAAACCGTTGCAACACTTGGAAGAATCGCAATCTCTTCTGGTGTTGCATCTTTTTTACTCGCCCGCTCAATAAACTCAATTAGTGAATCCTCTAAACGCTCTTGAATATTTTTTTCTTTCATGTTCTCACCTCACTCTATTAGTTATTAGCTGACTACTTAGAAACTTGTTTACAAAATACATTTGGCCTTTACCAGTAATTAAGTAGTTGCGTCTTGCACATTACCTTCTTTTTAAGAAAAATATCTTCTAATGAAACATTCAAATCTGTAATATATTTCTCTCTACTCATTTGCTATAATAAGTTGAGGTGATAATCATGATTACTAGAAATAGTAGAAAATTATTGAAAATAATAATTAAAATTAGCAACAATAAAATTTCAAGATTGAGCTATAATCACACATATTCAACTTCAATAGAAAAAATATTTTTTCAAGATGAATTCCGACTTTATTTATCTGAATTAGATAGCGCAGGGCTTGTAAAATTACGCATAGTCCCAGATACAACTATTTGTGTAGATTTCGCATTAACATTTCAAGGCCTGCGGTATTTTGCTTGGAGAGCAGAAAGATTTAAACAATTTCTATTTACAAGCATTTTCATCCCGATATTAGTCTCTGCCGTCACCTCTATTGTTTTATTCTGGATTAACAAACTATTGATTTAGGTACAGCTGATCAAAAATAAAGTTGTTAAAGCAGAAACGATAATTGAGACAACAATTGTTACTCCTACTGATAAATCGAAGTATTGTTGATCTTTGTTTTTTCCGTCTTTATTCATTAGGTTGCACCTTCTTTTTTTGTTTCAAGAATTCTCTTTTAATCGCTTGAACACCTTCTTCAAAATATATCCATTGTGGAACCTCTTTAGAAGAGTACTTAGATTTCCCATTGGCCCAACGGCCATATTTATTTTGACCAGGCTTCTCAGCTTTTAAGCTTAATTTGTTACAGATGCGACCTACCATAATAGAAGTAATACCTAATTCGTCGGCGATTTCGGTAGCCGTGTATTCTTTTTGTTTCATAATCGGAATTCTTCTTTCGCCTGTTAGTTCATAAACTAAATCGGATAAGATTTGTTCCTTGGCAGATTCAGAGCTTGTTTCCAGTGCAGATTTCAATAACAAATCAGCGCGTCTTGTTTTTGCGTTCACTTCCATAATTTCTAGACGTTTGAGTTTTAAACTTTCCGTTGTTCCTAATTTGATTGATTCACGCATCGAAAAATAGTTGTCTACTAACTCGTCGTATATTTCCCAAGCTATATCATCTTCTAAGATTTTTAGTAATTTAGCATAACCACGCTCGGATAAAATATAGATGTTGTTGCTACGATTGATGGCGTTTTGAGTAAAGCCGAATTTTTCGAGGTGGCTCAGACCCACCACGGTTTTTAAATCGATAATTTCAACGCCATTTCTGAATCTGTTGCGGTTATCATTTATTCTACGATTGATCTCTTTTAATGGTTGACCATGAATAACTGCAATATCCTTCAACGTCATCGCTTTTTTATCTTCTCCGAATCCACCTTCAATGCCTATAAACTCAAATGATCCGATTTCTTGTTTTCCAATTACTTTAAGTTCCTTCATTAAATACACCTCCATATATAAAGTTTGTTAGCTAGTTTGTTAGCTGTTTTTTAATAGTTATTGACTTTTTTATACAAATGTTTTAACATAAAAACATAGCTAAACAAGACTATAAAAGTCTAATGATAATCACTTTACACGTTCCCCAACGGTATATTTGCGATTTTTGTTATGCCATCTATAGTTATGCATTTAGCTAACAAACTAGCTTACAAACAGAATTTTAAAACATTATAGTAATTTTGTCAACCATTATTATTCGAATGTTTTAATTTTTGTTTGTTGAAAGGATTTATATTATGACTTTATTTGATAGAATCAAGACTTTGGCTAACAAACAAGGAAAATCAATTAATGATATCGAACGTGAGATGGGATATTCAAAAAATACTCTTTATAGATTGAAAAGAACAAATCCTAGCTCTGAAACACTTGAAAAAATAGCAGACCATTTCAAGTGTTCAACTGATTATTTGCTAGGTCGTGTAGAAACACCAGAAAACTATTATTTTAGTGATGCTTCTATTGGCTCAATCAAAAAAATATATGAAGGTAAAGATAGTAACTATTTGAACCTGATAGAAAAGTTACAACAATTAGATGATGATGAAATACAGGCCCTTAGTAACATGGCTGAAGTAATGATTTCAAAAAAAAATAAGAGCTGATATGCAGCTCTTAAGTTAAAACTTCTTTAATTATTTTTATGAGGAAACACAATGCTTTCTGATCTTGAATTTCATTTACCAACTCAATTATTAGTTCTTTCTGATTTTCCATAAGTAACACTCCTATGTGTGTAAATTAAGATGAGATCGATATCCCATATGTACCAAAAAAGCCAGAGCAAATTTAGTATGCACTGGCTCTTTAATTGCAGCAATCAACAACAAAAGTAAAACAAATAGGCATTAAATCAACTCCAATTGATAAAAAGGGATGATATTAAGATAATAGTTTGTTATACTATTTATGTTGTAGCAATAGCTACAAGATGAGAGTAGCACACTGAAGGTACGAACTTTAGTGTCTGGCCTTAACGATTGACACAGGTTGGTAGCCCGTGGATGTTAAGGTCAGCTCTTTATTTTTTTATACTTTTTTGTGTTACGCGCTTTTCATTTAATACATCATATTCTAAATGTTAATTTCTATTTTTAATGTTGCTTCTATGCCCCACCTTGAATAACAAAAACACTAATTACGCTAACAGCTGCTACTAGTATGCTAACCATGTTTATTCCCTCCTAACTACATATACTATAAGACAAAAGACGTTTGCAAACATATAATTATCTGTAAGACAACAATATCAAACAATCAGGAGAAAGAAAAGTCTTATTTTCGATTATTGACTATATGTCATAAAATAGTTATATTTAATCAAAATATCCTAATCTATATCTTTTAAGTATTAATTTTAATGATATAATGTCAATTGAAAGGATGGTAAACTATATGAATACTGGTGAAACTTTAAAATTTATAAGAACAAAAAAGAATCTTACGCAAAAAGAAATACTCCCTGATTATATTGATCCCTCTGCATATTCTCGCGTAGAGTCACAAAAAAGACCCATAAGAATTAATGATTTGCAGGAAATACTAGATAGGCTATCTATAACACCTGATGAATTTTTCAGTTTAAGTTCTTTAGATCACGAACAACAACAATTTAGAAATCTATTTTATTATTGTGGAAATCATATTGACAATAAGACAAAAAAGAAAAAGTTACTTGATTACTATTTTGATTTAGAAAATAATAAAGGCAAAAGTTTGAGACAAATATCAAACTACATTGCCATAAAAAATTTCTTTCACCAGCATTGGGATGAAGTAAATACAATTAGCACCGAAGAAGTGAAGTCTTTGTTTAATGAATTAAATCAAAGAAAGTTCTACTTTCAATATGACTATGTCTTACTATCAAATTTAATTACCTACTTCTCTGTACAACAAAGTGACATTCTTATCAGCAAGGCTTACCCTATAGAACTTGAGGAAGATAGAGATTATATTACGAAGAAATTTGCTTATAATACATTACTCAATCTAATTTCAATTCGTCTACACGAAAATGATTATACAAGGGCTCTAAAATATATAAAAATTGCACAAAAGCAAGACAAATCAGCTAGTAACTACAGCTTTAGAATGAATCTTAAGTATCTTGAAAATCTTACAAATTATCTTATTAAAGGTGAAACTAAATATATGAAGCAAGTTTATAATTTTATAGAAAACATAGAGGACATTGGTGACTTGACATACGCTCAAAGTGTCAAAGAAGAAGTAAAAAAATTAACATATAACAACGGTAGGGACTCTAATAATGAATACATAATCGCCCTAATCAAAGATACTTACTAATTCTGTGATGAGTGAATTAAATTTTTTTTATAATAGAATGTTTTAGTTTTAAAATGTATAAAATACTTTCAACTTTCATGATATAATCAAATTGTAATAAAATTATATCTTGAAATGAGGAAATACAAAAATGAAAAAAAGTTTAATTGGTATGTCTTTAGTCGCAACTCTGATGTTAGCTGGATGTGGAACTAGTAGCACTAGCTCTCCATCAGATAAGGCAGCTGAAAAATCGGAAACTCCTGCTAACAATGAAGCGAAACAACAAGATGATGGTGTTTCCACGGAATTTAAATCAGCACTTAAAAAAGCTGAATCATATGCAACATCAATGCATATGTCAAAAGCTGGTGTTTTTGATCAATTAACATCTGAGTATGGTGAAAAATTCCCACTTGAAGCCGCGCAATACGCTATTGATAATGTAAAAGCTGATTGGAATGCAAATGCACTAGAAAAAGCTAAAAGTTATCAAGAGTCGATGTCTATGTCTAAAGAAGCGGTTAGGGATCAATTAACATCTGAACACGGAGAAAAATTTACTCCTGAAGAAGCTGAATATGCTATCCAAAACTTAGGGAACTAAGACTAGTTTAAGGTTCTTCTCTATAAATTAAAAGCACCCACTCACAAAAAATGAGCGGGTGCTTAAAATAAACCTACAATAGGCTTACTAAGTCATGTCTATTGTGTCAAGAAATTAGGAGTGATACAGGATGGTAAAAAAAGAATGGTCAGATAGATTTAAACATATCTACTCTTATTCAAATAAAAAGGGCACTTTCTGGGGCTATAGATATCCTTACTATAATTCTTTAGGGAAACGTGTAGAAGCTAGTAAAGCAAGCTTCTCTTCTGAAAAAAATGCATATGCAGAACTATTAGAAGTTATGAATCAGATTGAGAATGGAAACATACAATTATTCGACAGTAAAAATATGACCGTTGAAGCATGGTCTACCGAATGGTTTAATTTTTACAAAGATACCTGGTCTCCTAGCACATTACAAAATACTAAGCAGGCTATAAAAAAAGCTATTGTTCCAAAACTAGGTACTCAAAAGTATGCTAAGTTAGATAAGGTAACTTATAAAAAATTATTTATTGATCCACTACTTGAGATATACAAACCAGCGACTGTCCGTCTTTATCATAGACGTTTTATGACAATGACAAACGCAGCGGTAGAGCATGAAAAACTAGATCGCAACAGATTAACTGGAATAAAACTACCATCCGAAGAAAAAGTGATTAAAGCATTTACCAAAGAAGAATTGAAACTTTTTAATGCACAATTGGCAAATGAAAACATAACTAACAAGACGTTGTTTTCATTAATCCTAAATACAGGTATGAGGATTGGTGAGGCTTTGGGATTAACCTGGAGTGATGTTGATTTCGAAAATCGAAAGATTGATATCAATAAATCTAGAAATGCCAACGGATTGGGTAAGACAAAAACTTATACAAGTAAGAGGATCATTTCAGTTCATAAAAACGTAATTTCTTTACTAAAACAATTGAAAGTTGCAACTAGATTTACTCACTCAATTGATTACTTGTTCAACAATGAATACGATAATCCTTATAGTCCAGTTAACGCTAGATATGCGTTTGACAAAATCATCACTACAATAAATGATTCATCTGAAAAAGCAGTTATTAGAAATATCACTATCCATGGTTTGAGACATACTCACGCTACTTTTCTTCTTGCTGAAGGAGCAGATCCAAAATATGTATCGGAACGATTAGGTCACAAGAAAATCACTACAACATTAGATACCTATACTCACCTATTAAAAAACAAAGAAACTGAAACAGGTGATATGTTTGGTGAAATCCTTGATAAGCTTTAA